TGCGGTTTCGAGGTTACGTACGGGATAGGGAGCTGATCTAAGCCCAAAATACGCATACCCCCGTGTCATTCCGCTATATCAATCGCTACAACGATGGCTCTACTAGAATAGACCAATTTACTAGACCAATCTGCAAGTGTGGACATACTTCGATCTCTCTACCTGCGAAGACTACGTTGAGGTGATAGACCATAAAAGCAACTGTAATCAACATTGGTCTAGAACGCTCTGACCAGCGTATATAGCCAAGTGGTAATATACTTGATCAACAGGTAAACATGCAGGTCACAGCGTCGCGTCGTAAGGGACCATTACCAGCCCTACCGGACCACCTACACTTATCATGTTGGTATGAGTGTGAACTACGTCACAATCTGGTCTCAGACGACCACAGACTACTCTTGTGGACATGTATTAACATATGAGAGACTTCAAGAGACCTTCTAACTACTTAGATAACATAGATATAACTAAGGATGATTATAGTGACTTGGTCTACTTCTACTAGGAAGGAACGTCTTCCTAAAGACTGGGAAACTTATATTGTTCCTAAAATACTAAAAAGAGATAAGTATACTTGTAAAATTATCGATGATGGTTGTCAGATTCAAGCTACTGAAGTAGATCATATAGTAAGAGGCGATGATCATCGATTTTCGAATTTGCAAGCTGTATGTGAGCGATGTCATGCTAAGAAAAGTTCCCGCGAAGGCAATAATGCCAAGGCGAGACTCAAGATGTTAAGAAAACGACCGACTGGGAGACACCCCGGTCTGCGATGATCGACACCCAGGAGGTGTCTAAAGCCCAGGAGGCTAAAATGCCAGGACTTGGTAAGCCCGGACCGATTGGTAAGCACCCGTCAGAACGAGTACGTCGTAACAAGACCGGAGAAGATGGTCTAGTGACGGAAACAGTTCGGATGATCGGCGATGTAGAGATCCCGTCTCTTGACTTGGGCGTTGAAACGCATCCACTCATTCAAGATCTATGGGACAGCCTTCCTAACTCAGGTCAAACCAGGTTTTGGGAACCTTCTGACTGGGAGTATGCACGAATCACGATGTACGCTCTGAACAACATGTTGTTTTCTTCGAAGATGTCTGCTATGCTTCTGTCAACGATCGACGCGATGATGAGCAAACTACTACTCACTGAAGGCGATCGTCGTAGGGTCAAGGTAGAAGTACAGCGAAACGAAGCTACTGGCAAGGTCATTAATGCTGCTCAGCGCTTCGAAGAGCTGTTCGAGAAGCAACGGGAGGCTAACTAGTGGCTCGGAAGTACAGATGTCCGATTTGCCATAACCAGGTTGATGTGTTAAGCTCAGGGAAGATCGAAGAGCACGACAACAAGATCCGAGGTGTTGTAGGTCATTGCATCGGGCCTGGACGAAAGGTCTTGCCCGAAAGGAAGCGATGAGCGATCGACCCAAGGTGAAATTCCGCCAAGAAGGGGATCTTCACGTGCTGTATTGCCCTGATTGTTCTACAAAGATCAAAAACAAGAAAAAGGGCGTTGCGGTTTTGGACATGTTGAACCATGGCCGTAAACAGCACAAGTGGATTTGGACAGAAAATATCTGGTAACTTGCTCCTGATCGTGTTCCGACACTGATCAGGCTTTGCCTAGGGTGCCCTCTCCACCCTAGTGGCCTCTTCGGAGGCAAACCCAACCGTGTGATGTGCCCGCACGAGTAACCTTGCCATAGGCTTCGGCCCGGACTGCGAGGAGGGCTCCAAAACTTAATCAGATCCAGGGGTTGACAAGACTCCAGACACGATGTAGAGTTCTACTCACAAGATCTACCGCTTCGTAACGACCGGCAGTATGAATCTCGGCAGAGGCGGTTTGCTCGGTTGGTGTAATGGTAAGCACGCCAGGTTTTCACCCTGGAAGCACGGGTTCGATCCCCGTACGGAGTACAAAGGCTGGTAATCTTTGTTCAGGCAGAAGAAAATCCCTCACAATTGGGAGAATCGGGAGTTCGAATCTTCCGGACCGGCCCCTTGCGTTATTGGTGTTAACGGTAGCATGTCTGGCTTCCAACCAGACGGAGCAGGTTCGAATCCTGTATAACGCTCGCGGTTGCAGAAAGCCTGCCTCACGGCAGTGAAACTGTGACTAGCTTTAGCTGGGTTCCTTAGGGCGTGCATCCTAAGGACGTAAGACGAGACTTGAATTCTCAAGGTGCCCAGAGCTAGTGGGATGGTGTGATCGACCACCGCGACTAGCGTTGCCAGGCCATGGTGTAGTGGTTGCATGGTTCATTTGGAATGAAGCGGACGAGGTTCAATTCCTCGTGGCCTGACGACGGCCACCTGTGCAAGATTAACTTCTTGTGGAAGGAGTCGACAGGGTCAGACCCTAATACGGCTGACCTTCATGGTTAGAGTCCCCATCGGCAGGGGAGCCGGGCTGTTAACCCGGTTGTTACAGGTTCGAGTCCTGTCTAGCCAGCGTAAGACCATACGAGGTTGTTGTCATCCTTTAGGGTGAATACGGATGTGGGGAAGGGGCGCGAGAGGCTTGTGCACAAGTCGGGTCGTCGTGTAGTATGGTCTTATCAAGCACGGATAGCTCAGCGGTAGAGCACCAGGTTGTCAACTTGGGAGACGCGGGTTCGAATCCCGTTCGGTGCGCGTGGGCGGTGGTACGCTGCTGCCTCTAACGTAGAGAGGAGAGAAGATCATGTGGAGTTCAGACAACGGCCTAGGGAATTTGGTTGGCAAGGTCATCGAGCGTGTCTTTATGAACGACGAATACTTGGTCTTCGAGACGGACGAAGGACGTTTTGCCTTCACAGTCGAAGGTGACTGTTGCTCGCACAGCTACTTTTATGATTTCCACGGAGTCAAGAAGCTCTTGGAGAACGGACCGGTAATTTCGGTCAAAGAAGTAGATCTCGGCGAAGACGAGAAAAACGACTACGACGTAACCCGTTGCTACGGATTCCAAATCTTCACTGAATCGGACATGTGGGGTGAACAGACTTCGGTCTTTAGTTTCCGGAACGACTCGAATGGGTATTACGGTGGTTGGATGTACGCAACGGACGCTGATCGAGTAATGAACAACATCACGGATACATTGCCCGAACTGACGGATGATCTGCTAAGCACGAGTTGAGAGGTTAGATATGCTTACTGAAGTTGAACGATACGCGGACAGGTTGGCTGATCAATCGCGCAGGCCGCATGTGCCGAACGCAGAAGGACATGACCGACACGAGGTTCGGGAGATGTATCGCGAGTTGTACGGACAACCGTGAGCATAACAGACCAGTATCCAGGTACCTCGCTACCACCTGGATACTCTAGCGGGATGGCGCAGTAGGCTAGCGCGTGGGCCTCATAAGCCTAAGGTCGTGAGTTCAAATCTCACTCCCGCTACTGGAGTTGATATCCTAGGCAATGTTGACTCCTCTTATCGATAAGCGCTGGATGTGTCGGCTGGTCTCCAAAACCGGTCCGCGAAGGTTCGAATCCTTCTATCGGTGCTGGATAAGCAGGCTGACATGAAAGTGCCTGTAATCCATATGGCTCTCTAGCCCAACGGGAGAGGCAACAGTCTTAGAAACTGTTCAGTCCGGGTTCGAATCCCGGGAGAGCTACCCCTTTATAGCTCAGCGGAAGAGCGGCTGCCCTACAAGCAGCGGGTCCAAGGTTCGAATCCTTGTGAAGGGACTGTGACTGAGATACGAAAAGTGAGTTTATTGGACTGTGAATCCGATGGAAGAGGGTGCGATACCCTCCAGTCACCCCGGAAGATAGTGCCTATTGGTTGGCAACTAGCGTGCTAAGCTAGTACTAGGTGAAAGCCTAAGGGTTCGATTCCTTTATCTTCCTCGTAAGGCACTTCAGGGACGTTCCGAGCCTTGATTAAATGAGCATTTAGGATCGAATGCGGTGTCTGCTTATGGAATCTTAGCTCAGTGGGTAGAGCAACCGGTTGAAGCCCGGTGCGCATAGGTTCGAACCCTGTAGATTCCACGCAAGGTATTATAAACTACGAAAGGTCGAGGATGCCTGACGTTAAGGGTTATCGCGAACTAAGCGAAGATGATGTAGCCGACATGAATCGTGTCAAGGACATGGAGAAGCAGGTCGGTCAACTATGGCGAGAATTTGCTCAGTTTGACGATATCGACAAGCGTTCGATGGCTCTAGCCAAGACGCATCTGCAAGAGGGCTTTATGTTCTTTGTACGTGCTATTGCCAAGCCAGAAGATGTATTCTAGTCCATAGGGTCGAAAGACCCATCCTGACGCTCTTGGAGAGCAGCGCGGCTGTAAACCGCTACTGTAGGAGGTTCGATCCCTCCCGGCAGGACGAGAACCCGAGTCGGGTACCACGATTGTCCGTTGAGGGCATGAGGGTGGGTGCTGAACTCCGACACAATCCCCTATAGCTCAGTGGAAGAGCGCCACGCTACGAACGTGGGTTGTCGCAGGTTCGAATCCTGTTAGGGGTGCTAGAGCGGATAGCGTGCAGGTGCACAAACTGGTCTTGAAAACCAGGCCGGGGTTACACTCGAGGGATCAATACCTTTATCCGCTGCCATCCCCTTGTAGTTCAATTGGAAGATCAGACGCCTTCTAAGCGTTCACGTGCAGGTTCGAGTCCTGTCAGGGGGTCGAGAGCCAGTCTGCCTCAGTGCCTTTGGAATTTCCATTGACCGGGGCTGGCTCGTAATGCCCATTGGTGTAATTGGCAACACGGTTGGCTCTGAACCAATTGTTTGAGGTTCGAATCCTTGATGGGCAGCATTGCCTTTGTAGCTGAGTGGCTTAGCTCCTGTCTTGTAAACAGGTGACGTGGGTTCGATTCCTACCAGAGGCTCCGGGGTCTTAGCTCATTTAGGAAGAGCGCTTCCCTTGCAAGGAAGAGGCGGCGGGTTCGATCCCCGCAGGCTCCACCATAGGTTTGTAGCTTAGTCCGGTAAAAGCACTTCGCTGATAACGAAGAGACCGAAGGTTCAAATCCTTCCAGACCTACGCACTTGTAGCTGAGATGGTTTAGCTCCGTCCTCTTAAGTCGGAGACGCAGGTTCGAGTCCTGCCAGGTGCACATAGACACGAAGTGTGGTATGCTGTCATCACCAACGAGAAGGGGTTGACAGTGAGCGAGATTCCCAAGCATAAGTGCAATAAGAAAACCAAAGGGATGCAGAAAACAGCCAAAGTCGGTGACTACATGGTCACTTTCCAAACTTTATACTGTTCAGTGTGTATGCAATCCCAAGAAAACAAGATCTTAAAGAAGAGGAAAATCCAATAACTCCAGGAAGGCCGATATGGTGGACACCCTGGTCCGCCTATCGGACCTTAAGCCTGCACCCGCGCACGTAATAGGCCCTACATGGCGTCGTCGTCGAGACGGACGCTGGCATCTTCCCAAGGCGAGTCTAGGTTGGGGGATTTTAGACTGGCTAGCCGAGTATGTACGGTCTCCAGGCGGAGATAATGACGATGACCCATTCATTCCAACTTCAGAACAGGCCCGGTTCATTCTATGGTGGTATGCCGTAGACGAGCTGGGCCGTTTTGCGTACCGTAATGGTGTGCTAAGGCGAATGAAGGGGTGGGGTAAGGACCCGATGTGTGCCGCGCTGGCACTCGTCGAACTATGTGGCCCTGCTCGGTTCAGTCACTGGGAAGGTCTTCGGCCCGTTGGGAAGCGTGTAAAGGCTCCGTGGATTCAGATTGCTGCGGTATCGCAGACTCAGACGGGTAACACGCTTAAGCTTTTCCCTAGCATGGTTAGCCCTAAGCTTAAGGAAGAATTTAAGCTTGATATTAATAAGACTATTATCCACTCTACTGATGGTTCGGGCGGGCTAATCGAAGGCGTAACCTCCTCTCCAGCAACTCTGGAAGGTGGTCGTCCCACATTCGTAATCCTTAACGAAATCCAGGAGTGGATCGAAACTAACGATGGTCACGCTATGTACGGCGTCGTTGAAGGTAACATCACGAAGTCTCGCATGGGTGTGGCTCGTTACCTGGCTATCTGCAATGCGCACGTCCCAGGACGAAACTCCATCGGCGAGCGCATGTGGGATTCCTACATCGCGGTGCAGACTAAGGGCGCTGTAGATACAGGTATTCTTTATGATGCGCTCGAGGCTCCGGCTGAAACTCCAGTTTCGGAGATCCCATCCGAGGACGTGGACCCAGAAGGCTTTGAGTTGGGCCTCAAGATGCTCAAGGACGGTCTGACGACCGCTCGAGGGGATGCATACTGGCTAGACATCGATACCATCGTAGGATCGATCCTAGACATCAACAACCCCATCTCAGAGTCTCGACGTAAGTTCCTCAACCACATTAACGCGGCTGAGGATGCTTGGATCGCCCCTCACGAGTGGGATCGTATTCTTAAGGATGTCACGCTAGAACCTGGCGACACGATCAGCCTTGGATTCGACGGATCAAAGTCCGGCGACTTCACGGCCCTAGTGGCATGTCGTATCGATGACGGTCTTCTTGTCCCGATCAAGGTGTGGGATCCCGAGAAGTACGGCGGTGAAATCCCGCGAGAAGATGTCGACGCTACTGTTCATTGGGTCTTCTCTCGATTCAACGTAGTGGCATTCCGGGCGGATGTCAAGGAGTTCGAATCGTATGTAGACGCCTGGAGCAGGCAGTATAAGAAGAAGCTTAAGGTTAAGGCATCTCCGAACAACCTGATTGCATTCGATATGCGTGGTCAGACTAAGCGATTTGCACTTGACTGTGAAAAGCTTAACGATGCTGTACTTGAAGGAGCTGTTTCTCATAATGGATCGGCGATTCTGAGGCAGCACGTCTTGAATGCACATAGAAACCCAACCACTTACGACGCAATCAGTATTCGTAAGGCGAGCAAAGACAGTTCACGCAAGATCGATGCGGCTGTTTGCGCAGTCCTCGCCTTCGCTGGAAGGCAGGAGTACCTTATGAACAAGAAGAATCGCACTGGAAAGGTGGCCGTATTCCGATGACAGCACCTGTCCAGAGTAATGCCGAGCAGATCGAATACCTTCTAGGCAAGTTTGGAAGGGACGCAAGCGAGCTTAAGGTCAATAACGCGTATTACAACGGCACGTATCGCCCAAAGGCGGTTGGTCTAGCCGTTCCACCCGCGATGAAGCATCTTCTAGCTCAAATTGGGTGGTCCCGTACGTATCTAGGCAGCCTTGAAGAGCGTCTAGACATCGAAGGGTTCATTCTAGCCGGTAAGTCCAAGGCGGATGACCGACTGTGGCAGTGGTGGCAGGCTAACCGTATGGACGTCGAGTCCGGGCTGGCTCACACCGAAGCTTTGGTTCATGGCCGGGCTTATGTGACGATCGCGGCCCCTAATCCTAACGATCCTTTGATGGATCCGACCACTCCGGTGATCAAGGTTGAGTCTCCTCGATCAATGTATGCTGAAGTTGATCCGGTATCGGGGCGAGTTACTCGAGCTATTCGTGTTTACAACGTTCCTGTTGGTGTTACCACAGTCAAGGTTCGAAAGATCACTCTTTATCTTCCTAATTCTACCATTGGTTACGTAGAAAGTAACCGTGTTGGAAACAACAACGGGTGGATTGAAGAATGGCGAGTAGATCATAATCTGGGCATTGTCCCTGTGGTTCCGATCCTTAATAAGGAACGCATTGAACAGCAGGATGGTTGCTCCGAGATCAAGCCAGAACTACGAAGTGTTAGCGACGCGGCGTCCCGCCTCATGATGAATATGCAGGCTACTGCTGAGCTGATGGCCATTCCACAGCGAGTTATCTTTGGTGTGGATCGTGCCGAGATCATGGGTCAAACCGGAGAATCTTCGTGGGAAGCTTACATTGCTAATCTTCTAGCTTTCGAAGATCCAGACGGTAAGATCTCGCAGTTTGCTGCGGCTGAACTTCGTAACTTCGGTGAAGGAATGGAGATGCTTCGTAAGGAAGCGTCGGGTTACACCGGTCTCCCTCCCCAGTACTTCAGCTTCTCGTCTGACAATCCGGCTTCTGCTGACGCTATTCGTGCCAGCGAAGATCGACTAGTCAAAAAGGCTGAACGCAAGTGTCGAATGTTCGGCGAAGCGTGGGAAATGGTAATGCGCATTGCCCTTAAGGTAATGGACGGAACGATTCCTACAGACGCATTCCGAATGGAAACGGTATGGCGTAACCCGGCCACTCCGACGTTTGCTGCAATGGCTGACGCGGTAGTTAAGCTAGCTACGGCTATCACTCCTGACGGACGCGCTGTTATCCCTGTCGAGATGGCTCGAATCAAGCTCAACTTCTCCATTGGTGAACGTGAAGAGATGGAGAAGATGGATAAGAACAGTCCGCGTGGCAGGCTAGCAGAGCTGTACGGACCTCCCGTAACAGGAAGAACTCAACTACCGGAGGGACGTGACGAATGACAGCCGAAGAGTACGCAGAGGCACAAGCCGCGATTAGCGCGGAGCTAGTGGCTACGGTGCTCGAGCTGTCTTCTAGCTATCGCCTTCCTACCCTAACCATTTACGATTGGCGATTCCTACTCGAGTTGCTCTTTCCGTTCGTTTATGAAGCTCGTAAGAAGTCTGCCGAATTAGGTAGGCGATTTTATGATTCTCAGCGGAAAGAGCATCACCCAGAACTACCACGACGCGACATCTATCTTGCTGAATACCGGCTGGACTGGTTTACAGAAGAGATGTTTCCGGCTCGAGACGACTTTCTGGAGACAGGCGCCTCAGAAGGTTCACTTGCTCAGGTCGCATTGCGTGCTGCTAAGGCCGTTGAAAATGGCGGTCGACGCACCATTCTTCGAGCAGTCGAAGAAGACAATGAAGTTCTCGGGTGGGCTCGAGTAGCAACAGGTCGGGAGACTTGTGGATTTTGCATGATGTTGGTATCACGAGGACCGGCTTACAAGTCGGCTCGTGGTGCTGGACTAAACGCTAGTGATGAACTAGCAGAACAGCTTTGGGCAAGCGGTGATGCTGCTGCGCTCAAGGAACTAATGACCAGATGGCATCCGGGATGCGATTGCAAGGTAGTTCCGGTGTTCGACAAGGCTAGTTGGCCTGGTCGAGACGCTTACAAACGAGCGTTGGATATCTGGAAGAAAGAAACTCGAGGTTATCGAGGTAAGGATGCGATGAACGCATTCCGTCGAGCCATCGAGAACGGCGATGTAGACGTTCGTAAAATGTCCATCGCCGCATAACACACCCTGCCGGACGTAAGGGCCGGCTTTAAGGTTCGCCCAACAAGCATTCCAGGAGAATGCTTTTCTCTGCCCAGGAGGCAATAAATGTCCGAAACGGCCAGCACTGGCACTGAGTCTACAACCGAGACGGTAGTGACTCAGACCGAAATTACTACGGTGGAACAGCTACCGGAGTTTGCTCGTAATATGATTTCCGAACTTCGTCAGGAAAACGCTAGTACTCGTGTCAAGAAGAATGAGGCTGTGGAAGCCGCAAAGAGCGAAGTTCAGACGGCGTTCGAAGCCAAGCTGGCAGAATCGAACACCGCACACGAAGCTACCAAAGACCAACTCGCTCAGGCGATTATGTCTATGGCTAAGCTGAATGCCGCTATCGAAGCTGGTGTTCCAACTGACAAGCTAACCAGTTTCGCAAGCCGGCTCCAGGGCAGTACAGCCGAGGAGCTTAAGGCAGATGCTGTCGAAGTGAAGAAGATTTTCGGTATTACCGAAACCGTCCCTGCTAACAAGCCTGCTACTGATCCTTCCCAGGGTCTTGCGGGTGACGGCAGTGAGAACGCAGACAGCAATTTCGCTTCTTTCATGATGTCTAAGTTCAACTAAGCAAAGGAAAGCATTCTAATGGCTACTATTAATGAGCTAGAGCCGAATACACCGGGCGATGGCCCGCATCAGCTTCGGCTAAGCCACCTTGACGCGGACTTCGCGCCCAAGGCGGTTGTAGGGGAAATTTTCGCTAAGGCTACCGAACAGGCGCTTCTGCCTCGTCTTGGTGCTGAGCAGATCGAGGTTACTTACGGTCAGACGGTTATTCCAGTTACCGTGACTGAACCTCAGGCCGGTCAGGTCGGCGTGGGTACTTCTAACGAACAGCGTGAAGGTGGCGTTAAGCCTCTGTCTGGTGTTGGTTGGGGTTCGCGTTCGTTCAGCCCCGTGAAGTTCGCGGTTATCGTGACGGCTTCGGATGAATTCGTTCGTCAGAACCCGCAGAACCGCTTTAACTCCATTCGCGGTAAGCTGTCGGCTGCGATTGCCCGTCAAATGGACCTCGCGGTATTCCACGGGCGTGACGCTCTTCTTGGTACTGCTCTACAGGGTATCGATGTGAACAACGTCCTGGTTAACACCACGAACGTCGTAGCACACGACCCTGCTGGTGCCAATGCTGGAAATCTGATCAACGACCTTCTAGCCCTGTACGATCTTATCGGTGAGGACTACGACCCGGAACGTTGGGTTTTCGATCCTCGCTACCGTACCAAGCTGGCTGCGGCTATGCGTGGTGTGGACGCTAACGGGAACGTTCTTTCTCCCGGTGATGTGAATCTAGCTGCGCAGGAATCCAGTGTTCTTGGTCTTCCTGCCAACTTCCACAAGGCTGCTCCCGGCCGTATCGGTGCCTATGCTGGACCGACTCCGCCTGTGCGCGCTTTCCTGGGTGACTTCTCCCAGCTTAAGTGGGGCTTTGCGGATGAAATTCGATTCAAGGTATCTGACCAGGCTACCCTGTCTGACGGTACTAACACTGTTAACCTTTGGCAGACCAACCAGGTTGCCGTTATGTGCGAGGTCACCTTCGGGTGGGTCGTAGGCGATCTAGAAGCGTTTGCCAAGCTTACTGAGGTCGATACCCCGTGAGTTGATGGTCGGGAAGTTTAACCGCTTCCCGGCCTCCCTCCTTTCCTCGAAAGGAAGTTAGATGAGAGTTAAGCATTTTAATGGAACTGTAGTTGATGTACCCAATAAGAAGGCCAACACTCTGGTCAGTGGGGGATCTTGGACTTTTGTAGATGCACCCGCTGAGAAGCTCTCAGAGACTGTAGAGAGTGCACCCCAGGGTGATGACACCGAGGAAGACGTTCAGGAGCCTGTAGAGGCATCTGAGGACCAGGAAGAGGTATCTGAGGTAGCTACTATCCCTGAGATGCGTGAGTGGGCACGTGCAAACGGTGTTCAGAACGTACCGGCAAAGGGCAAGCTTCCTCGCCACGCCGTAGAGGCTTACATGAACGCACACAAGGAGTGAGCTAATGGCGTACGCCACCCTACAAGACGTCCAGGATCGTTATCACGAAGATCTGGACGAAGCCATGGAACTAGTGGTTAATACCCGGTTGGCGGACGCCGAACTCATTCTTCGGAATCGAATTCCTGATCTGGATGAGCGAGTAGCTGACCCGATTCTCTGGCCAAATTATCTCGAACTAGTAATCATGATCGAAGCCGAGATGGTTCTTAGGCTCATTCGTAATCCAGAAGGATATTCCCAGGAATCTGACGGGAACTACTCGTACGCCATTTACCAGGCTGTGGCCTCTGGTCGCCTCGAGGTTCTCGATTCAGAATGGGATCTACTCAAGCCACCTGGTTCGGGTGGTATGTTTGTCATCACTCCAAAGATTGGATACGACGCACTCCCAGAAGGTTCCTTGATTCCTTGTAGGGCCGGTTGGGATCCTCCGTGGTGGGAGGACTGGTGAGCCTACTAAATAAGGCAGTAGAAGACATTCTCATTTTCCATCAGGTTGAGGTTACAGACCGTGATGGAAATACTATTCTTCGCCCATCGATTGTAGGAGTTCCTGCTAAGGCAACTATTCAGCCTGCTCAACAGTCCGGTACTTCCGCACGTCGAGCCGAGCAAGACAACGAAGGTTACGAAACCGAGCAAAACTATCGTCTCAGGTTTTCACGACGTGACAATCTCGCGATGGATTTGGAAGCTGAGGTTCAGTGGCTAGGAGTTCGTTGGACTGTAGTCGGTAAGGCAGTTCGATACAACGGCAGTGTCAGGACCAGGCATATCGATTACATGATCCGGAGGAACTAATGGCTCGCGTGTATAGGAATTGCGCTGAGATCGTTGCTGAGCTTCCGGGTGTTCGAGACGCTGTTCATCACGTTGCTGAAGTAGGAGCTGCTAAGGCAGAAGCTCGTCTAGCAGCTCATCGTCACACAGGCGCAGCTAAGATTGAGTTGGATTTTACTGATAAGGATTCGATCGTTAGCCTCGTAGACGAAGCTGCCGAGTCGATTGAATTCGGTGGATGGAATGTCTGGGCTAAGAAGTACTTGCCTGGTCTTTACATCGTGACTGGAGCATTCGACATCATCAAGGGGAGTTGGCGACGTGGACGATCGTAACATGCCTCGTGTTCAAGAAGTCATCTTGCCTATCCTTAGGTCAGAACTAGCTTCTCATTGGTCTACCCTTGATGTGACTTCATGGATTAAGGATGTAGACGCGGGACGAACGTTCCCTATGCTAAATATCCGTCGTGTTGGTGGACAAGCGGTAGACCCTCGACTATTAGATCGAGCAGTAGTCGAAATGACCGCTTACACCCGAGACGGGATTGTCGAAACAGAAGACCTTTATCTTGATGCTCGACACGTACTCTGGGACATGGTCAGGCGCCAAACGGTAATCCCAGAAGTGGGTCACCTCCACTCCTTCTTTGAAGTAATGGGTATGACTCAATTTGATTCACCGTTCGATGGTACCTGGCGAGTCCAGGGCCTAATCCAATTGGCCGTCCGGCCGCCTAGAAACTAAGGAGACGCCAGATGGCGCTTGTTGATGACGCGGTCTTTACGGCCGCGACTGGATACATTTACACGGGTGTAGTGGACGTAGCTCCGCCTACACAGCAGCAGATTTTCGATTTCGTGGACGAGACTACAACCCTAACCGGGTTTACTATTATCGGCCACACGAGTCGAGACGAACTACCCGAGTTCGGGTTTGACGGTGGAGACACCGAGACCCGTGGCACGTGGCAGAAGGCGGCTCTACGGACGGTTGTTACCGATCCTGCCGTCGACTATGTGACGTTCCAGCTTGTGCAGTTTGATGCTGATACGTTCGAGCTGTACTACGGTTCGGCAAACACGGCTACTGAAGTCGGTACGTACTCGATGGTTGGTACTCCTGGTGGAGAGACCGAACAGGCAATTCTTATCGTCATCGTCGATGGTGATAACAAGATCGCCTTTTACGGCTCCAACACCAGCCTCCGTCGTGATGACGCTATCAGCCTTTCGGTGGATGAGTTTGGTGCTCTGCCTATGCGTGCCACCATCCTTGACCGTGTGTCGGCTTCTACGAAGCCTAAGCTAGCTTGGATCCCGGGTATCGACACCCCGTGATCTAGTAATACAAAGGGAGCCGGATTACTCGGCGGACCGTCCGGCTCCCTTGTTTTATCTCGAGGTCCGTCCATACTAACGAAAGGTTCGCCAAACCATGAGCAATGTTATTACTCTAGCCGACCTAGATGAAGCTATCGAGCGCCAGTACGCTCCCCTAACCCTTCAGGTGGGGGATTACGAGTATGTTCTTCAGTCCTTGATGCGTGTTGACAAGAGCAAGCGTGACGAGGTTCAGGACTACCTTGCGGCTCTCGATCAGCAGGATGACAACGCCCTTTCTGAAGACGACGCTCTAGCGGCCATGCAGTACATTTTTAAGGCCGTTGTTAAGGACAATAAGGGTGAATGGTTGGTTAAGGCTGTAGGGAATGACCTACTTCGTAACATGACCCTTCTGAAGGAGTGGGCTAAGGCGACACAGCCGGGGGAAGCTGTAGACTCGCCGAGCTGATCGATCTACACGGCGAGTCTATTCTGGCTGATTTTCAAAGAGAGTACGGCCTGAACCTGGTAGAAATACTAAGACCGGGTTCAGGCTACTCGCCGCGTCATATTCTTGTATTGATTAGGCAGCTTCCATTAGCGTCTAACACCGTCGCAGAAATGCGGGGAGGACCCGAATTTAGAGATTGGGATGTTAGAGCTTACATGGAAGCATCCTTGATTGACGCTGTGCGTGAGATTACCTACGCTTTGGCTATGGCTAATCGAGATCCTAAGAAGAAGGCACCTGCACGACCTGAACCGGTTTATCGCCCGGAGAAGACAACAGGCAAGAAGAAACAAAACCAGTTCGCGGCTATGGCTAGAGCAGCCTTCGCAGCGGCTCAACGTCGTAAGGAGTGACCGTGACTGGTCCAGGTGGTAAGGAAGTTGGGCGCGTCTCAGTACGTGCCGTGCCCAACACTTCCCAATTCCCGGAAGATCTTCGCAAGGAACTAAAGAATCTGGAGAAGAGTCTTAAGCTTCAGATCCCTGTCGAGCTTGTTACCGAACAGGTCAAGGAAGAACTAAAGAAGGTCAAGGATTCTACAAAGCGCGAGAAGATTCAGCTTGAAGCTGAGCTAGACGGCGATGGTCTAGTACGCGAAACTCGACGTATTAAGAACCTTGCTCAAAAGGCTGCTACTGCTATCAAGCTCACAGCCTCTATTGACTATAAGACCACGATCGCTCGCATTCGAGCGGACATGGCGATTATTAACAAGATTGTTTCAGCGTACAAGATTAAAATCCCTATCGACCTCGTGTCGTGGGGGCGAATGCTTGCATACGCTACTGCTATCGCTGCTACTCTGCTCACCATTCCTCATATTCTGGGGGCTATCGGAGGAGCTATTTCTGTAGTTGGAGGGTTGCTAGCTACCCTACCTGCTATTGCTGCTGGTTTTGGTTTGGCTATCGGTGCGATCGCTGTAGGAACGAAGGGCTTCTTTGCTGCTCTGGGAGCATCGGGAGATCCGGCTGCTTTCGAAGAAGCACTAAAGAAGCTAACGCCTTCGGCACAGTCTGCTGCTCGAGCATTGGCGGAATTCAAGGAACCTCTTGCGGAGATTCGTAAGGTTGTCCAGGAACGTCTTTTCGAAGGCATGGATGAGACCTTCCGGAGCCTGAAGGAACTTCTTCCAGGCGTTAAGAGCGGCCTTGCTGGTGCTGCCAACGGTGTTCGTGGGATGGTTCAGGAGTGGGCCAAGATGGCCACTACCCAGGAATCCCAGGACGACCTTACTCGAATTGGTGTGCATGTAGCATCAGGTCTACGAGAAATGAAGCCGGTACTGGCTGATATTGGATCGGTACTTAAGGACTTCGCAGTCGTGGGCTCCAGTCTGTTTACCGAGTGGGGTTCTGAGATCGCTGGTGTCACAGGTCGATTCCGTGAATGGGCTTCTGAGGCACGCAAGACTGGTGAAATGCGTGAGTGGATCGAAAACGCCCTAGAAAAGATTAAGCAGCTAGGACGCGTAATCGCAGACGTCTGGGCAGGCTTCTCGAACATCTCTGAAGCGATGCGAGGCGGTAAGGAATTCCTAGACATCATTGAAGGGATGACCCAGTCTTTCCGTGAGTTTACGGAAGAAGTCGCTGTTCAGGATGCATTCAAGAACATCGGTAAGGTTCTTGGTCAGATTGTTGACGTAGGCACCGACGTATTTGGTGAACTGTTCCGAACGATCGGTCGTGTCCTTAAGGACGCTATGCCGTTCATCCAGCAGTTTGTCCATGTACTGGGTGTTGTCCTGATGGCCATCATTCGTACTGTCGGACCTATGCTACAGGGACTAGCTCGATTCTTCTCTGAAAATAAGGAGATCATCGCTCCCCTGGTGATTGCTCTTATTGGCTTGGTTACTGCTTTCAAGCTGGCTGCTACTGCCGCACAGGGAATCATTGCCATTAGAGATTCTTATGTGGCCATGAAGGCCGCTGCAAAGATTCTAGGGAATGCTTCCAAGGCATTCGGTGCATTTGTTGTTGACGTTTTGAAGGGTACAGTCAAGGTTGTAGCCTATCTAGCTACGCAGATTGCGGCATTCGTTCGATGGTCTGCTACGGTTATTCTTCACGCTGCTAAGGCTTCTGCTGCTTGGATCTCTAGTGCCTTCAAGAGCATGATGTTTACAGCTCGGTACTACACCATTATGGCTGCCCAGGCCATTGCTGCATTCGTTAGAATGACTGTAGCTGCTGTGGCAAACGCTGCTAAGACGGCTGCTGCATGGGTAGCAGGGTGGGTTGCTATGGCGGCTGCGGCTACGTTGAACGCTATTCGCATGGCTGCTGCATGGGTTATCGCTATGGGACCTATCGGGTGGATCATCGCTGCCATTATTGCTTTGGTAGCACTGATCATCTTGAACTGGGACGAAATTGTCGCAGCTACAAAGGCAGCATGGGATTGGGTCTGGAAGCTAGTATCCGACGTAATTACAGCAGTTGTTAACTGGGTTAAGGAACGAATCAGTGACCTGGTTGATATTTTCTGGAATGTGGTTGGTTGGATTGGTGATGCATTGTCTGGAATCTGGGACGCAATCACAACTCCGTTCGTAAGGGCATTTAACTATGTCAAGGGTCTAATCTCAGACGTAGTGGATGCGTTTAAGAACATGCTCGGAACTGTCAACGGAAAGCTAACCGGAGGTAGTCTGACAACAAGGCAAGAAGGCGGACCTGTTAGCGGGGGCAGTACGTATCTTGCTAATGAGTCTGGACCTGAGTTGTACACTAAGACATCAGGTGAAACATTCCTGATGGCTGGTCCTATTGGTGAGTTCACGCCGCCTGCTGCTGGTTATGTTACTTCCAACCGCGATCTGGCTAGCTCGCTTCTACGCATTGGATCTGGCGACTCCGATTCCTCGAATGTTGATTTTGAGGACTTTATGGAACGGCTTCTTTCCGCGATGGGCGGATGGTCAGTAAGTCTAGATCCGAGCGGTATGGCTAAGATGGTTCGTAAGGAAAACATTAAGAACAAGCGGAGGAACTGATGGACCCGATTTGGTATCTCGGCCCTACGGGAGACTTGCGGGCTCTGACGTGTCCTGAAACTGGTGTTGGTCTAAACGTGGTTCGATTCGGAGGTAGCCATCAGGGTCTCTCCGGATCGAATACCACGGACATCACAGGCCATCGCCAGACGTTCGATTTTTCCTACAATTATATCGAAGAAGAAGAATATCGCTGGCTTGAAGCTATGCATCTTCGCCTAGTACGAGGTCCCTTCCGTCTCATCAATCCTCTTAAGCGTAATCGTCTAACTCCTGAGGCTTCGTTCGCTAAACTCGGGGGCGGTACTGCTCAAGGGATGACTTTTACGCTAGGTATTGGCAGTCGTGAATGGGCGTGGCCTTCGACTATCTCTTATGTCGGAGGTATGTCTACACGTTGGTTCGTACGAACTAATACGGGTGTCTGGCGAATGGACGAAAAGAAGAAGACCACGGTATTTCCAGGTGAAGAGATCACAGGCTCTATTTGGATGAAGACTGCTCTAAACCCTGTTACAGTACCGATCTTGTTTGATTGGTACGATATTAACGGGACACAGACATCTTCCACTCAGGTGGCCTGTAACGTCACTAACGTATGGACACGATTCTCAATCACTCGAACGGTTCCGGTCGGAATCAGTCGAGCCGTCTTTGCGGGGTTCACCACTAATACTACCGAGTCTATTGACCTAGCTGCTGCTCAGCTCGAACAAGGGCCTACAGCTACGGAATGGCAGATCGGTGGAGGTGCTCCGGTCGTGAACGTGGATCAGCTTAGCAATGTCAGTCCTTATTTCCCCATGACCAATTGTACATTAAGCCTATTGGAGACCTGATGCAGACAGAGGGTGGCGCGTTCGCCGAGGAAGCTATTCTCTCATCCGAGCGTCAGTTTTATATTGAAGTAAAGGTTGACTGGAACCGAAACGGTTTGTTCGACCATCAGCTTAGTGACCTGTCCGGCTACATCGATACGGTGAGTACGGACAGGTCTCTTCGTGGTTCGGCTCCTGAAGAGGTAATGCTTATTGAAGGTTCGAGTGCTGCTGAACTAGAAATTTCTCTAGGTGGCGTCTTGGACAACGGTATGAACCTTACCGGGGTGTTCTCTCCATACAACGGTACCTCACCTTTGTATGGTCTAGATCCTGTTGGCTGTGAGATCACCTATCGTCTTGGCATTGATACTTCAGTAGGTATCTCTTGGTACAGCCAGTTCGTAGGAAACATCCGATTGATCTCACCCAATCGAGGCTCTAACTCCATCACCATCACGGCTCTAGACAGGGCTGAGGTGCTTCGTGTGCCTGTTAAGTTCCCCAAGTGGGCCATCTCTTCATGGCATGTGGATCGAGGCTGGGCAGAAGCTCAGCTATGCGATTCTCAGTGGGTCATCGACCACTGCCTTCGCCATGGTGATACATCTCCAAGTCGCTTTCGTTGGAAGTACGACAGGGAGTTTGGACAGCATGATGACCCTTGGTGGAATTATCTGGATGTTGGTATGCAATTGTTTATCACAGGGAACGGATCTATCGTACCTAGTGTAGGACAACTGGATAACTCAAGATCTCAGGGCTATCCTAAGTCTGAGACAACGGGAGCACCGATGTACTCACAGACTGCGGATGTTCATCCCGGCTCGGATCCGGGTCGTCGAACTCGAGGTTTCAACGGTGTAACTGATGATGCTACGGGAGAGACAGCCGATGGTCCTTGGTCAGCCAATGAAAATCGGTATTGGGCAAGAGATCGAAAGAACTTCGGAACAACAGGAACTCAATTCTTCGGATTCACTCTGAACCGAGTTTCAGACCCTGACGTAAGCTACAATCCGAGTTACCCAGGTACTGTTACCCCCACGTATTATCCGATGGACATCTATATCGGCCGAATGCATATGTTGAGGATTGGAATTAACACAGGAAGCATTCGAGCTGAAATTCGTCAGCGGGAGACGATGGGCGGAGCGGTGACACCGTGGTATGCTATTCCGATTGTGGATAATTGCCAGTTTACAATCATCTGCCATGTCGTGTCAGACGTTGTTGAACTAGCCGTTTATGCCAATGGCACGCTGCTATCGGCTGGTTTAGTCAACACCGGATGGAACATTCAAACTCATTGGGGAGACGGACCCGATCCGTATGCGTTCCCGACAGATTATATTCAGGGCTTGGTAGTTGTTCGTCGTAAGGCGTCTATCAGTGATATTTTCTGGAATTCAAGGTACTATTCTATAGGCAGCTTGGAATCAGAGTTCACTCAGGGTCAATTCATGCCGGAAGCCAAATACCCGGCTGTCTTGGATAATGGCTTGAACAAGCTTACGGCAACCCCTGTAGGACAGTACGAAGATGCTTGGCAGGTTATTACCGACGTCGCTGCGGCGGAGCTTGGCTCTGCTATGTGGGACGAACATGGTGTATTCCGATTTTGGAATAGGGACACTGTCCTAGCAAAGCAAGAAGATATTGTTCGAACGCTTAACTTGGATGATGTCACGGGTCTTCAGATCACTAACTCCCTAGACTCCGTTCGAAATGTTGTTACCGCTGATACCAAGGCAGTAACCGCAACGGGTAGCGCTGTAGCTTATGCGGCCAGCTCGGTAGATGAATTGTATGTTCCGGCTAACTCTACTGTCGAACTCACCGTCTATCGAGACGATATTTATCAGGTAGATCCGTGGAAGGTTCCAAGATTTGCTACGGTAACTGACTCTAACGTACCTGATTTGTGGGATCCCGATGGCGATTCCGATGGATATGTGGTTCAGTTCCTCATTGCAGGTGTCTGGCAAGAAGCTAACCACTTTACCAGCGGTGTCGATATTACCGCTCGTCTAGACGCTGATGGCAACATGGTTGTTGTTATCTTCAACGGTTACGCTAATCCTGCTCGGTTTGGAACAGGGACAGGGGATAACCAGGCAGCTCTTCGAGTGCTTGGTACGTTGATTACTTCGGCTCCAAACGTCGTTGTGACTAAGATGGATACCCCGAGTGTTAATCGCTATGGCCCTCGCAACCTTGCTGTGTCAGGAGACTGGGTACAGTGGCAGCCACAGTCAGCACAAAGTCTTCTTGACTATCTGCTGCCTCGTTCTATCAACCCGATTCCTACGACAGACGCTATCACTATCCCAGGCGACCCCCGTCTACAACTTGGTGACACTATGTTGATCCAAGATCCAGACGGAATGGGAGAAGAGATGAAGGTTCAGATTTACGGTATTCGACGTTCTTATAGCAGTGAGCAGGGATTGGTCGATACCCTAACAGTCGAAATGCTTCGTCCGCCTCTCATTGGTTACTGGGATTCCGCTCAGTACGGCCTATGGGATCAGAGTTTTTATTGGAGTGCATGACATGGCTTTTGGAAACATGACCCCGGCGGTAGCGGGGCAAGTCGCCTCTTCGGCTGCTAACAATCAAATCATTACCAACGTTGAGAACCTAGATACTAGGCTTGATGTTACGGAAGCCCTGACCACCAACACCGCTACCAATGGTGGTCAGGGCAACGCCCGTCTAGCAGATCGGTTTGGAACGGGTGTAGGCACTGGTGCAAACGTCACTACCGGCTCGGCTACTTCACAGCTAACGGACGTACGGTCCCGAATCACTGTAGTAGAGAACCGAACACTGGCTGCTGGTTCAGGTAACGCTGCTCTGGATACTCGAGTTACTAGCCTCGAAGCCGCTTCAGGTGGTCTAGCACCGTACTGTAAGTTGGTGCAAACATCGGCCCAGTCTATTGCAGCTACAGCCACTCTAGTTGACTGGCACAGCACGGTTAAGTCTCGTGGTGTCACGGTCAACCTAACTAATAACACAGTAACCATCCTAACGGCTGGAATTTACTGGCTGACTTCGAATGTGAGTCGCGCTGCTGCTACAGGTAGTGGAGGCACTAGATGGTTGAAGAATGGGGCTACGTTGGCTAACGGAGACAAGTTCGATGTGTCTGGTAACGCTGCGGCTTACATTACAGATATTCAGAACAATATTCTGGTGGAACTAGCCGTTAACGATATAATTTCTTTGCAAGCCTTCTCCTCGTCTACACAGAATACATCCATTGCGGACGGACACGCATCTAGTATGTCTGTTCTATTTGCCTCAGCTCCATAATGAATCATTGAAAGGGTTTAGATGTCTTTCGGATATTACGTACAACGTCCTTCAATCCAGAAGTTCTTTAAGTGGGATGGACAAGAATCCACTCGGCTCGCAATGGAAGAATCGTACGGATGGGAGTTTGTACTAGAAGAGGATGGAACACTAACATATCCATTTGGTTCCATTCCATTGGGGCATCACTTGCTTCATTTCAACACGATGACAGACGAACAGTTGGAATCTCAGTATCAGACCGTCCCTGATTTTGACCCTAAGGAATATCAGTTGGTGTGATGAATGATGAGCCGTCTCAAAACAGATTGGGATCGGCTGCTCATTTACGTTCTGCTTATGGCGTTCGGGGCTTACTCTACGGTGTATCCGATTGTAAGCCTCGAGCGTTCGGCACCGTACTGGGCAGAAGTTACCCTCGGAATTGAATTCTTCATCGCGGGGTGCCTTCTTATCGCCGGTATGGGCCGACGGCGATCTCTTCGCATGGCAGGCTTGCTTGTCGTAGCGATTGGGTTGTCAACCATCTCGGTAGTTGTTGCGTTGTCGGGAGGCACTAGGGTATTAGCGTATGCGTTCTTGTTCGGTGCGTTTGCCATGCAAAGCGTGTACGACATTCGTAGAGAGCGATTGGCTAAACAAACTCGTATTCGAGAGGAAAAAGAACTAGCCAAGGAACTTGTCTTGCTAGCTAATGGTATGAGACAGGGAGAAGGCAGATGAACTGGTTCCTGCTACAGCAGGCCGCAGACCCTCCTGCCTTTGACTGGGCTCAGATCTTTGGTACAGGCGGTCCTCTGCTAGCCGCTGGTGGTTTGATTGGGTGGCTGGCCAAGATCTGGCAAGACGCTCGTAAGGAAAAGCGCGAAGACAAGAAAGCCGATCTCGAAGGCGAGGTGGGCGCAGTGGCGGCTGCCCGTGAAGCTGTTGCACTCGTACGCGAGCAAATGGCAGCTATGAAGACAGAGATCGCAGAACTTAAGGCATTACGTGAAGAAGATCGCAAAACAATTGACAAGCTAGAAAATACGGTACGAGGGCTGGTGACAGAAAATGAATACCTCAAGAGGCACCGGGGAGCCTCTGACTGACCTTGAGAACACGCTAGCTGAGGTTGAGCAGGTTCCTAAGGTCGAGAAGATTGAGCGCAGGTTCAATCGACGAGGTCAGGTCGTGGTGATCATCTCTCTGTTGGTCGCACTCGGGTCAGTTGTGTGGAACGGCGTTAACACCATCAACATCGCTCAAAACGAAGCTAGGTCGGCTCTCACCGAAGAAGGTGTGGAATCTCTACGGGCGGCTAACCGACAACTGGAAGCTAAGGGTCTACCTCAGATCCCTCTTCCTGATGAAGGAGAAGCTGTCGACGCGGATGCCATGGCCGCAGCAGCCGCAGCCATCTTGTACGACCAGATTGAGGATGACCCCTCATTTCGAGGCCCTGAGGGCTTCCCTGGTCGACCGGGACAACCGGGTGAGGGTGGTAAGCCCGGAGAAGATGGTGAGGACGGCACAGACGGTTCTAGGGGCCAAGACGGGGAAGATGGACGGAGTGTAACCAGCTTCTTCATCGACAGTGACGGAAACCTTTGGGTTGACTTCGATGACCCTGCCTGGCCTTCCATGATGATTGGTCATGTGGTCGGCCCTACCGGACCTAAGGGTGACAAGGGCGATACAGGAGATACCGGGCCAATGGGTCCTGTCGGCCCTGTTGGTCCTTCTGGCAACTGTCCTCTTACTGATGGTATGACATGGCATTACGAAACTAGGACGGTAGTAACCACATCAAGTCCTCTTGGGGAATCGATGTTGGTTTGTGTACCTGATTGATAGAAGGGACTCAAGATGGCTGTCATGCCAGGAGCAGTATTTCTTAATGCTGCCTCCAGCAAGCCTATGACTCGATACGACATCGTGTGTATTCACACCATCGTCGGATATGCGCCTGCACACGCAGCTCATTTCTCGACGAAGGCTAACGGATACATCTACCAGTCTCGAGACACGATGTATAAGGGAGCCGCTAACTACGAAGGTAACCATCGCATTATCTCTATCGAGAATGAAGACCATGGACCTGCCTTCGGAGCTTGGGATACGGACAATGGACACCAGGTTCCAGCATTCACGGATGCTCAGGTTGAAGCAATCGCTAAGATCTGTGCGTGGGCGTATCACACACACGGTATCCCGCTTGTTCTGGCACCCAACTCTAAGCCCGGTTCTCGAGGTATCGCGTATCATCGACAGGGCGTAGATGGCAACTGGGCCGGTTACGCATTCGGAGGTCGTGTCTACGGTGGCGAACTGTGGACGCTGGCAGACGGAAAGGTCTGTCCGGGAGATCGTCGTATCAGTCAGCTTATTAACCGGATTATCCCTCGAGCGCGGGTGCTCGCAGGGTTGGATGTTCCGCCTCCTCCCCCTGAAAGGAAGAAAGAAGATATGTCCCTACGGCTAGTCAAGGGTAACAGCACGCAGATGGTTCCGGGTAAGACATACAGCTACGGTGCACTTCAGTTTATGGTACGCCTAGATCCAACCCTTCCTGAAAAGGCAGAGCGTTGGTATCTAGAAGGGAGTCCGGCACAGCGAGGTATGTTGAAGTCTCAGGGCAGTCTAGATGTCTGGGAGCAGGACGACCTAGACGCAATCCCATTTGCTCCTGGTGGAGAGATTCCTCCGGGTGTGCTTGACTAAGATAACTAAGGAGATAATGTAATGACGGTCCCCAATCCTGATCTGAAGGTTCCTGTACCGGAGCCTGTTTACACTGCTGCGAAGGCCGTGTGGGCGGCTGGTACGTCGGCCGCTGGTGTTCTTGCACTGTTCATCACGTCTGTAGCGGACGGGAGTATCAGTTGGGCTGAAGGCGGTACGCTGCTAACGGCTGTTCTGACTGCGGTCGCTACTGTAGGTGCAGTGTTCGGCGCAAAGAACAAGCGCAAGGATTGATTTTAGACAAATAAAAATAAGCCCCCTTAGGTTCCAAGAGCATTAAGCTCAAGGTTCCTAAGGGGGCTTTTTGTCGTTTAAGAGTTCTTACAATCCTTGCACCATCTCAGGTGGCCGTTGCCTTGGAGTTCGATCTGTTCTTTAGCTACACGCTTAGCTCGTTCTTCGGTCTCGCCTCGAAACATCTCGTCGATCTCGTGGCCACAAGGCATCTTGGTCACGCCTTTGACATTGATATGACGTTTAGCCCGACGCTTGGTGTACTTGATATTCGGCCAGTCCTTAGCGCCCATTTCTCTCCTTTTATTATCGATTCATGTCCAATACCCAGTTGGCAATGCCGACGTTGTAGTTCACGTTATTGTCGTCTTCGAGCTGTTCTTGGATCTGTTCCTTGCCCTCGATACGGTCGAGACGACGAGTGTGGTGCTTGGCCCAACGGCGTCCTACCTTGGTGCCGTAGTCGTCAATCCAGTCCTTAAACTTCCTCTTGCTCCCCATCGTCACGAGCCTTCTCCTTTCGCTGATAGGTCCAAGCATACAGGCCCCAGAGCGAAATGGCAAGACATCCGTACTGGGCGATTCCTTCTTGCCAGTTGCCTGTTACAGCGAGGTAAAGACCCATAGAGCCTTGAGCGAATGCCACAAAGCCCCAACCCGCCGGGATCTTCTTAACGTTAAGAATCATGCCGGTAAGGTTGCCTACGGAGAAGCACACGACGAGGATTTGTTCAAAAGTCAATGTGGCCTCTTCTCGCATTCCGTTTCGTGTTTATTGCATTCAGAGACTTGTCGGAAGAACTTACCGCAGTGATAGCAAGTTCGATTCAATCGATCGATCTGCTCGCTTTGAGTTTCTCCAGAACGTCGAACCATCCAAGGTTTAGTACTCATCGTACCTTCTTTCTGCATACCGTGCACCTCCACACCCCCTTGATTAACTTAGCATGGGGGTGTGGAGGACAAGGTCTAGGAACTGGTCTTACGGGCTGGTTAGCCACAGTCCGAGAATTACTACGAGGATGATGATTATCATGACAGTCCAGACAACATCAACCATCGGACTGTCCGAGTCGGTAGTTATGCACAGCTACAATATAGCTAGCGATCTCTTGAGTCAGTACATCATCCGCAATTATATGTTCCAATCCGATGATCTCGCTTACCGGCTTGTTTATTGCGGCGATAGACCATCCACCTACAACATCGTTGGGAATGACGTACCAGCGCTCATAGAGGAGACGGTCAGCCTTGGCCTTCCATTCTTGTGCATCGGTCATCAGAAGTTCCCTTCAGCGACTTGGAGAACCGTAAGACCCATCTCTCGGTACATGTCAACCACCTGATTGCGATCGTCGAAAGCTACCGCTACACGGTAGGTGTTCCGAACGTACTCGTCGAACAGTTCCTTCTTGACGATGTAATCAGCCCGGTGGTCGCCGTCCTGACGCATCAGCAGAGATCCTGCTGTAGTCACATGCCTGTTCAACCACTGTCGGGTATCGTATCGAGACTTCTCGGGACGACCGGACAGGAAGATTGGCGTGTATCCAGCTTCCAATGCCGCCCGAACCATCTTGATGACATCGTACTTGGGAAGGTCTAGACCAACTTTGTCGTACTCGTGATGCCCTCGAATCCCCGTGTGGTCAGCTACTGTGCCGTCTACGTCCACCAACACAGCTTTGATGCCTCCTGTAGGAGGAACATAAGGCTCAGGAGGAAGATACGGAGAGCTTAGCTTTCCCTTAGGGACGGGAAGGGGGTATGTCTTACCCTTGACATACTTTTCGTAGTTGGTAACGATCAGCTCAGCCGGGACCCTACGTTCCCGACCTTCGTTGCGCTCTAGACAGGTCACAACGTCCAGGAAAGTCATGTCCTCAATCACGTAGAAGGCGTTGTACTTCTGGGCAAGGCCAATCAGCCGAGACACATACACTGATTTCAGGTTCTGATCATCGACGTATACGTACTCGTCATTCTGCAAGCCTTGAGCGATGAGACGATCCTGAAGCGCAGTCACCTCGGCTTCTTGCTTTGGTGTTCCGAGCCCTTCAGCACCTAGGATCACACGCAGATGGTCACGACCGACGAGACGACCTCCAGAGCTTGCCCGCAAAAGCTTAGCTCGAGTTGTCTTACCACTAGCCGGCAACCCTCGAAAGATTACGAGCGTACCACTCATTTCTTTTCCTCCCCATTCTTCTTTCGCTTACCCGTAGGCGGTTCAGTTCCATCCTTCTCGTCGCTGAACCACTCTTCTACGACCTTCTTAACTGGTTGTATACGCACGGTCTTGTCCGAGTCGTTGTCACCCTTACGACGATTCTTTTTGTCAGACATCACAAGGCTCCCAGGGAGGCGGAGTGAGAACAGGGCGACGGAACAATCGAAACTCTAGATCGTATTTAGTGTTTTGATATCTGTTCACGTTTCGCTGGTGCCCGGTGATTACACCCTTTACAGCACTAAGCTTTGAGTAAGTCGATCCCTTCTTGTTGTATCCAGAAGCATCGCGCCAATTACTCCACTCAGCATCTCCTACCTTTTCCCAAACTCCATCCTTGAAGTTGTACTGATTGGTGATCAGATACCTATATTCCAGATAGTATTCGTACTCGACTTCGTCTGTCATGAGCGGTTCCAATCGTATCGCTTGAACTTAACAGTGTGCTCAGGGTGCTTCTTCTTGTAGTGAGAAGACATACGGTTCTTGACTCGACCCTCATTACCCGCCGAAATCTTGTCACCACACTCGCCACACTCGGCGATGCAACCGCCTGTACTGGTGTTGAACACACCGACCAGATGTTCAGCCATCCGTCTTGTCTCCTCTCGGCTTGACCTGCTTCCACAGGAATGGATGTGCGTCCTTCCCGTCTGCCCAGAGAAACATAACAGTTTTGAGCCACGGTGTCAAGTCCTTGACGGCCATCGCAAAAGCACGACGATTGTTGACTAGGTGACGAACCTTAAGCCATTCGCCCCAGGCAGCCATCCTTAGCTCACCATGAGCTTGCAGCAACGGTTCAGCGACTTCTTGAACCCACTTGTGCCACTCATCCGGGATGCCTTCGAAGGCGTCTCGTCCCTCAGACAGCCGCTCCCAGATCACACGCTCGTTCAGACCGGTTACGATCTTGTGCAGCTCTATGTAGTCAGCCTGCTTAAGCTTGATCATCAAATCATCCATGAGCGACCTTACTACCAAACCCTCTTTACCCGGCCTAGGAGCCACGCTAAGGGCCTCTCGTAGAGTCTTGTAGGGGAAGGTCTGAGTCTTGGGGCCGAACCACCTAGGGAAGCTCTCAGGGCCGACTATGGTGCCACTCTCGATGTCTACCCCTCCGAGCAATACGAGGTCTTCCATGTCGCCGTAGTCAAGTACAATACGGTTCTCCGGATAGATGATCTCGAAGAGCATGGTCCAACCATCAGGCGGATAGAAGTGTGAATATTTAGTACCTAGGATCTCAGTACCTCGCTTAGCCTGTTCGCTCTCGAAGCTTCCTCGCGTGGCGATTCTAGTTACCGTCTTCGATCCGGGCACAGCCCGATACAGGATACCTAGAGATCCATCCATCTTGTCTGTGACAACGACAGGTTCGTCTAGGCTCATCTGAAACTTCTTGCCCTTAGGCTTAGGTTCCTCCCAGTTGAAGAACTTGGGGAAGGGGCGAGCAACGATGTTGCCTTCGCCATCCACGATCAGTCCTCGACAAGCCAGGGTAGCTGTATTCCACATCTTGGAGAACTGAGCCTTCTCGCTGTAGTTGTAGATGTACAGATCCAGGCTCGGGTGCTTCTGCTTGCGAATGAATCCACCCTCGAGCATACGACGCATAAGGTCTGGATTGATTAGCTGGTTAAGCTTCATAGCTTCCTCTCCGGAAAGGCCCGACCCCAAAGGGCCGGACCGGTCCATGTCGCTACACTACATAAATGTTTGCCGTCTTCGACGCATCATAGTCTACCAGTTCAAATTGAACGAAGGCAATGAAATCCGAATCAACGTCTTCGAACAATAGAGCCTGATACTCGAACACGTCATCTCCTTCGGAATACCTACATGAAGCACCCTCATAATGTGCAGTGTTCCACAGTTCCTCGGCTGTAACGATGCCTCGTTCAGCAAGGTTATCGAATGTTACTGCCGCGTAGTCCTCTCCAAAGATATACAGGATCTTAGTCATCTTCTGCCTTAACACCCAAGACCTTTTCCAACGTCACCTGCGCGATCATGTCTGCGACTGCAACCAGCATGTAGCAGACTTTGATCATCTCTGTCTGGTCTGCCAAGGTAACGTCTGCCATTGGGTGGTCCTCGGTTCGACCATCATCATACGTATTCCGGAGGATGACCTCCACCTTAAGACTCATCGCTTCCTCTCTTTAATGGATCGAGTAACTCCGATAACAACTGCCGTTACCAGCCCCACCAAAATGATAAGAACTGTGGCAGTGCCTGCCCAGATCAAAATCTCTGCCGCAGGGTGCACTTTAGATCTCCTCTCCATCAAATTCTACGCGGGTACGATCGGTTGAGAAGTTATACACTGCGTCTGTTGCTACCCATCGTAGCATGGTTGACTGCGGGTGCGCAAGTCGTGGACACGTAAAGCTCTCGCCTACGATGTGGGTCACGTCACCGTTGTAGTTGGCATATTGGGTAAGCTTCTGCATCAGCCCTCCCAATGAATCTTCATGTCGGCACCCAACACCTTGGTACGGATTCGAGACACTGGAGCCGGCTTACGCAGTCGCCTGCGAGGCTTACCACTGTCGTTACTGCCTGCACCTGTTCGCTTAGGCGTAAAATCCGAACAGTATCGCTTCCTCAGGGGAATCTGAACGGTCATGGCTTATTCCTTCCTGGTTGGTTCTCGGGGAGCCACGAGTATTCGAAAGCCGAGATAGCTCGGTCATCGATATACATCGCTGCCAGCAGCTTACCACACACGATACCCCGAAAGGGAATCTCATTGTGGTTTAGCCACTTCTCGATGTTTTCATAATCTGTCCATGAACGAGCCGTATGTACTACAATTTTATAGCCGGCTTTGACTAGCTCGATTGCTAGATCCTTAGCTGTCCGGCCATTCTTGTAAACTTTAACTGGTCCGATATCGGCAGTAGGGTTGTCGGCAGTCCATACGCCTTCAGCCAGTGTGCCATCCAGATCTACGGCTGCCCAAAGCAGCTTACCGCGTGGGGGCTCTAGCTGGAATGAAAGCTGTTCGATTGTCGTGGTCACAAATCCTCCATAAATACAACTCGTGGCGGTATCGTAGTAAGCTCGATGATTATGCGGGTAGCAGTACTAAGAGCCTTCATCAATTCTAGATGAGCCTTAATTAGGGGCTCTTGAATACTATCGAACGTGTTGCCAGGGCGCATCCTAGATTCGGCTTCTTGGAGCAGTTCATCAGCACGTTGTAGATGATGTAGGTATTGCAACTCTGGTTGAGTCATGGGGTTTCCAGCCTCTCGATAGCCTGTAGGACTCGTGTGTGGTCTTCAGCAGACAGGGCAGGCCAGTCACCGTTTAGGACACCCTTGACGTACTCAGCAGCCATTACGTTGAAATAGACAGCAGCGGCATGGTCTTCGTCGTCTTCACCAGTTGCCCACTGGATCATGTGACGAACAGCCGATGCTATTGCTCGATCGAGTGCGTCTTGATCGCTGAACTGTTCCCAGTTCCGATCCGAATACTTCTCGGCTCCTCGAGCCATCAACGCTGCCCAGCGAGTAAGCATCTGTCGATCGTAAGGCACGGTCTTAGCCAGGACCAAATCAAACCGTGGTTTACCATCCTGGGTGTCGCGGACCCCGCCATTCGAGAACGAGGCCCGCTTACCCGAATCCTTGGTAATGAAACGCTCTATAGGGTCGGGTACCATTACGCTCGGCCGTTCGCGTTTCGAAGAGCATCAGCGATGATCTGAATACTATCTTCCAGATCCATTAGAGGAACCTCGCTCAGGTCATCTAGAGCCTTCGTGGCATTCAGCACAGCGTTAGAAAGTCGCTCGAAAGCAACTCCGACCTCTCGAAGCTCTTCCTTCAGTAGTTCGATGTCTGTCACCAATTCAAGAGTGCTTGCCATGTTAATTCCTCTCGTTCGGTCCAGTAGGTACACCATAGTCTATCACAGGGATACCGGCCAGTCGAGCCCTTCGAGCGCAATGACCAGTTCCAGACGCCCATTTGTTAGTAAACGCCCAACACACAACGTCATGATCTACAGCTCCAAGATTTCCAGAAACTACATCAACCATAAATTGATTTCTGACTAAAGGAGTTTCGAACTTCCAAGCCGGGACAGCCAACCAATTCATACCCGTCCACTGAGTCACGATACGATCAAACAACTGATCCCAACCTTCAGCGGCACCATGTACTACAAGGATGTTTTCTGGACCTCTTAGGGCAGCTTCTTGGGCAAGCAGAAGCCGAGCTTGAGACTCGGCCGCCTGCATGTCCTCGATATAACGACTGCCCGTTACCAAGATAGTAAGCGGGGGTTTCATAACTTCCTCTCATTCGTGTGATGCTTCATACCAATTAGCGCCAGCCGGGCCACTACCAGCCGGGAAATCGATTCGCTGTCCACCAGTCGGGTCCATGTAAGACTCGATGAAAGTCAGCAGGTAATCTCGGCAAGCTTCCCAGTTCGCCTTAGGAACCGAGAACACCAAGGCATCGTGGATCTGAGCCTTGACCGTGCGAACGATGTGATACGGCATTGCCAAGAGTCCATCACAGATGATCTCTCGAGTAGCCGACTGGCCAAGCAGAGCGGGAGCTTGTGTGTACTCCCGACCAGGGTCGACCGGCATTTTCCGTCCCCACGGGTTCATCACGTACCCATAGTCCAAAGCGTGTTGAGTAGCTCGCTTCTGCCATGCTACCACACCCGAGAACGCCTTGTTCATGTTTTGCAAGAACAACTTCGCCTCATCTAGTGGCATCCCTGTCTGGAGGTGAAGCTTCTTAGGTCCGATCTTGTAGCCCCAACCGTGACCAGGCACCTTAGCCTTCTGCCTGTACATGGCTGTCTTAGGATCTCGCTTGTCGGTACCTACTACATCCTTGCCCCACGCTGCCCATGCATTGATCAAGTGACCGTCTGCGCCAGGCTCGAACCGTTCGGCATACTTCATATCGCCAGACAAAGCGGCTACAGCTCGAGCGTCTGCGTTGCTCAAGTCGATCTCGATAATGACCTGGTCATCATTGTCAGGGATGAAGTACGACTTCTCAACCGCTCCATCTCCTCGAGCAGTCCACACTGTAAGCCCTGGTTCGGTCGTAGACCAACGTCCAGACTTCTGAAGCATGGAGATCTCGGGATGAACCTTTCCGTCCGCGTACGTGGACTTCAGGGCCAGTTCTGCTAGCGAGCGTTGACCCATCAGCTCGGCCAACGCCTGGCCCAGAGTCTCGGCATCTGTGCCCTTAGTCAAGGCAAGGAGAACTTCTCCACCTAGTGACAGATCGCCACCTTGAGTCCTAGGCCAGTGAGGACGACTGCCCTCGTCGATACCAGCGTCTCGAAGAGCCTTCTTGATGGCTTCCTTGCCAATTGAAGAACGCCACGGCTGTTTGCCTTCGGTCGGAAAGTCATACTTCTCTACCAGCATGTTCATGATGACTTCGCGCTTAGCTCGCAGCTTTTCTACTCGAGCTTGTGCGACTTCGACGTCAACTCTGAATCCGTTGGACGAGATAGCCGCCTTACGAGATTCGATCCTTTGTTCCCGAAGCGCGTACTCATTCAAACCACCTCGAGCAATCAGCTTCTTCGCTACCGCACGAGATGCTTTGACATCGCCTACGAGGTATTCACGGTATCGAGGGTCGTTGGTAGGGATCTTCCCGTATCCATCGAGAATGCGTTCCTTCTTGGGAAGGCTGGAATCACCAAACTCGAATGCCAGATCTGACAAAGCCATGGTCTTGCCTGTGACGCCAAGCTGATATGCCTGCTCGTCAAGGCCGAACCACGATCGCATCTGTTCTGGCTTCTCACCCTTAGCGCCCTTACCGAATCGGTTTGTGTAGGTGTAAGGACAGGGATGCACGAGGACTGCATGAGTCCACGTGTCATAAACTCGACCCTGATCTGCAAGCATCATAGGAACGTCAGAGTAGATTCCGAACACGGCGCGAAGGTCGAAGTCATGGATATTATGACCGATGATCCATCGTGCCTTAAGGATCTGTTCTTTCAGCTCTTCGAGGTCGGTGGTGATAACTGGCTCTTCATCGTCCCATGCATAACCAATCAACCGTACGAATTCTTCAGGTACCATCGAGTATAGCAATTTGCTTTGATGCGTCTCGATGTCAAATACTAGTGTCCCGGTAGGCTCCATGTGATTCCTTTCAAAAGAGAGATCGAAGGCGAACGACAGACCTTAAGCACTCTGGCATACCGTCTCTTATCTAGTGCTAGACCTTCGATCGATTACTCACACGAAGATCGTCTCACACCGACCCTCGGAACCCTTAGGCAAGGGACATACATGTCCAGTCTTACCCTTGTGTGTTACCAGCTCCATCTTACCATGCTGGCAGGCCCGTACAGGCTCAGGCGATCCCTTAGCTCCAATCCCATACGGCTCACTATAACCGCCAGACTTTACGAACGGATCCTGTCCAACTTCCTGGCTTGGAAGCTTAGCCTCTTCAGACTTGCCCTGTTCACCAGACTTAGGAGGATTCATCCGCTTATCGTACTGATTCATGAAAGCCACACTGACCCCTGTTGCGAGGGCCAGTAGCCTGCTGACGTCTTCTCCACCGTCCGTAAGTAGCTTGTTCAGGTCTTGGACAGAAGGCGCCTTGAAGACCAGCCAGGGAGCGTCATAGCCCTTGTCAGCCTTCAACGTTAGAGTTACTGAGGTCTCCTCATCGGGAGTGAATGGGTCGGCCATCAGAACGGCGTCTCGTCAGAGCCCTCGAAAGGATCATTACCCATCGGAGGACCATACGATGCCTTGTAGGTGGCCTGTTCGGTCTTCTTTTTAGGATCTTCGGTTACCCAAACCTCGATCATTGCACCCTCTTCGATCTGTCGTCCGTCAAGAGCCTGAAGGATGGCGTACTGAGCGTTCTCATTCGCAGCGTACTTGACCTTGTCACCCGCAGCGTTCTCGAGAGTGAACACCCATTCCTTGCGAGGCTTACCCTCGTTCGGTCCCTTGGTGATCAGAATAGTCTGACCCTCGTAGACCTTGTCACGAGCCTGTACGTGAACAACCTTACCAGAAACCCGACCGTGCTCAACCCGATTTAGCTTCTTCCACTCGCCACCCATCGCCTTGCGACGATCGTTGATTTCCCGGTTGATGTCATCGAAGCTCATTGATACTTCCTTTCTTAGTTACTAACCTTGAGACCAATTCGACGGTTTGTATACTCGCCACCACAGAAAGCCTCGAGATCTTCAGGGTGCCAGTTGTTCAATACTGGCTGCTTCTGATCAGGAAACAGATCTGGCATTACCTGTGCTTGATACCGCTCATCGCTGAACGCGATGTCAAAGATGCTATGACTCATCGTGCCTCCTCCCATACGTCCATCCAAACGTCCTGGATCTCTTCGTAGTCGTCCGTCCAGTGCGTTGGTTGTAGCTCATCCATCGAACTCAGTTTCCCCGTCGTACGACAGCTCAGAGACACTCAAAGCCTGCGTGTTGTTACGATGGCGACCACCATTCTTGTATTCGTAACTGTCACTCGCCTTAGTTCGATTCATTAGCTTGGTCAAAGAATCTACTGCCCGGTTCAACAGCTTTCGATCATTTGAATCTCGATCAGGCACTAGATTAAATACATACCGGTTCAAGATAGCGGAAGACTGATCGAAATTCTTCTCTTGAAGTTGAAGAATAGCCAACTTCAGATCCTGAACAGCCGGGTTATAGCTGTACAAATCCGAGTCTACATCCAAACCTCGATTCTCGAGAAGCTTACGAACCTCTTCTACCGAGTAGGTAAACTGCCCAGCAAACACATCATAGTCATCACGATGTGATGATGCAATCTGGTGCCCTACTCGAATTAGACTGGCTAGCCGGGTAGTCGAACTCATTTCTGAAAGCTTAGTTAGCGAACCTTCACGTTCCAAGAAGTGAACCGACAAGTCCTGAAGCATGTCGTCTTCGGTCGTGATTTGGGGCCACTTGTAGGCCACAGTCCGAGCTGCCTTCTTAAGCTCAGGCATGATGTCATTCAGGGTACTCATCGTTCCTCCGCTCGAATCACGGACAGGCGACCGCTAAACCCGCGATTGCAGTCCTTGCACTTGTATCGCTGAACGCGGGAAAGATTACCACGAGCAGCCGTACCGTCTAGATTATAATTTGTGCTTCCGCACGTAGGGCACGAGGGCTCTTCGCCACGAGGAACGAACAACTGCATGTTCGGGTGATTCTCGATCCACGGCTTTAGCTCGTCGTACAACGGCTCGAGCTTAACCACGTCTCCGATGTTGTATTTCTTGAACAACGCTCGAGCCTTTTTGTCTCCTGATTCTACCGCAGTCCAGAGACCAAAGCCAGAGTGCTGAACCTTTCCTTCGAAACCATTCCATCGAAGGATGTACTCGAGCTTATTGCTAGGCAGGTAAAAATACTTCTTAGCTACCTTCATAAGGTCGATCTGCTGGTAAGGACTTGGCGGTCCGAGCCGCTCCTCATGGAACTCTCGGTTAAGGTGGCGACGGTCGAACTTATCGCCGTTGAAGTGAATCAACACGTTGGCTTCGTCAAGCAAGTCCCAAGCCGCCTTAACCATGGCCGACTTACCGACCTCATACTCCGCGAAGAAGTATGTCTTCTTCTGACCATACCACTTGGCTGCGAACGACAACATCTGGGTTGGGTTCTCGAGTTGGTTTAGACCAATGTTCTGATCCCACAAGCCCCAAAACCTACCTCGCATAGCGGAAGTCTCGATATCGATAATCAACCGCTTCATCGGATCTTTAATCCTTGTCACGCGATACCTCCTCAATTGTGCCCTGGAGAGCTACCGCGATGCGGGATACCAGAACGTGTGCTTGTGCCAGGTGGGCAATACCTTCCTCGAGCTTGTCCATGAGCTGAATGAGTACTTCGTTCGGGGTCATTCCCTCGAACTCCTGGTAACCAAAGAAAGCTGTCTCAGGCCCAACAGTAACTAGCCGGTCGAGAGAACGGTTAATCATGAACTCGACGTGCTGGACAAACTCAGTATCAGTCATGCCAAGCCTAGGCGTCTCGTCCTCTTCTTCCTCGTCTGAAACTTCCTCTTCAGGTGCAAGCGGTAGAAGCTCGTGTTCCTGAAAAGCAAAGTAGCCGGTTACTGATAGGTTGGGTAGTTGTACGTAGTAGCGATCAAAGATGTCTTCGAACTTGAGAACTACACCGTACTGGCCTTTGTAATCCCCCTCGCCTACGACGATTTCTTGACCCTCGTCGTATAGTGGGGTGCTCATGTACCCACCAATCCGTTCATTATGTGCCTCCTTAGAATGGGTTGGTGTCGGGAACGTGAAGTCCCGACCCTGTCAAGATCAGCTCTCGATGCTGAACATTAAACACTAGCTCTGCGGTATTCACCGCAACGTCTCGACCACTTGCACGGAAGGTACGAGGTGAATCGTATTCTTCACCCTGCCGAACTACAGACAAGAATGACGAAGCCCAGTCCATAAAGGCCGTACTGCCTCGCGCTCGAGATGGGTCCTGGTGGCCTGTGTGGTGACTGACTACGATGGCTTCTAGATTGGCCTCTGCCTTGAGCATGTCGAATGAGTCGAGCAATGGACGCACTACATCTGCGCTGTTCTCGTCAATGCCCAGAGCGGACATCACAGGGGACAACGGGTCTAGGATCAAAACGTCTACCTTGTGTTCGATCAACATTCGAGCTGTGTTGGCTCGAAGCGTCTCAGACCTCATGTTGAGCTGGTTACCCTGTCCAACACGAGGAAGGTACAGTAGTCGACTTGTGTCGACGTTCGGGATGTCCTTAAGCCAACGCCAGGCCATACCCTGCCCAAGTTCCATATCGATGTACGCTACTCGCTTAGGCTTGGTTACTCCGAACTGTCCGAGAAACACGGAACCTGTAGTGAGCGCAGCGATAAGGTTTAGCATGAGCGTAGACTTACCTGACTTGTATTTACCGGTTAGCAATGCACTACCGCCGTGGTGAATCAATCCTTCTACGATCCATTCGGGCGTTGGTGGCTTGCTGCCCAAAAAGTCCTCTCCGTTCATTACAGGTCCAATCTCTAGGTACGATGTCTCTCGTTCCAATTCTTCGAGCCTGAAGGTACGCTTAGCAGCCTCTCGGACCCTTAGCTTATTCAACTCGTCGAAGAATTCCCCTGCACGGTCGGGTGGTACACCGTCCGGCAATGTGCCTTCTGGCGCTACCAGCTCTTTCCATGCGTGTTGTTCTGCCCACTCAATCGCTCGACTCAGCTTACCATCAAGATCCTTGATCTCGTATGGTACTCCCTGTTCGAAATCTTCTCGAATCTTCTCAATCGAGAGAACGACATCAGGCATGGCCTGAGCGATACGAACGGATGATCCGATACGAGAGACACAAACATCATCCCTTGTACCTGGTACAGCGTTCGCGGCGATCTCAATATTCCGCTTGTGAAGAGCTAGTACCCGATCGTAATCATTGGGGTTGATCTGACCTACAGCCTTGCCTTCAGGCGTCTGTCGAGTCGTGGCAGCCAACCAGTCAACCAACAGCGCGTCTGGCATGTCCATGACAGGAACGTCTACAGCAAGCTCGTATTCGCCGTCTGGCTTGTCGGGATGACCTACCCGAACCGTAGGCGGAGCGAGGATGTGAGAGCCGTCTGCGAGCATGTCAACGCCTGCAAGAGCAGGAATGCCGGTCCGCTCACCCTTAGTCTTGGGAAGCTCGTCCAACTCAGCCGGGAACTTGAAGAACATGTGGTATGACCCGGGCGAAGCTGTCCGGTGAACTCGAGTGGACTTAGGTCCAAGACCATAATGCTCCATAAATGCCTTGACGTTGCCACCGTTGCGTTGATCTAGATCGATAACCACGATGCCGGAAACCTTGCCCAGCAGAATAGCTACCGGGGTATTCTTCGAAGCTACATTATCCAGGGTGTCGTCATCCACGGTAGAGCGTTGCCAGCCTGGCGGCGGTGTGAACTGACCAGAATAGGCAAATGGCACCCAACCTCGAGACAGATAATCAGACACTATCTGACGTCGGTCATTCATCCATACCTCTCTTTACAATACAGGACAGCTTCCATCATTGCATTTTCCCACCTAGTGAACCCAACGTCCATCGAGTAATTGCGTCCGCAGATGTGCTGCCGACCTGAATAATTCAAGATCCATTTATTAGTGGAACGACACTTCGTAATTCGTGGTTTCACTCGAAAAAACATGTTTGGCATTGTTCAAGCCTCCCTTTCCAGCAACTAGCGCAGACACGAGACAAATGACCCACGATACTACGAATAGTGTAGCTGTCCACAAGCTGTATTTCCAGACCTTCATTCGAACCCTCCTGTCAGTCCGATAAACAGCAGGACTAAAACTAAAGTCCACAGGAAATCCTTAGCTTCCATCTTACTTCCTCCTCCGCAATACTCGTCGAGCAGGCGGGTTCTTCAGGTACTCGATGCACCTCATGAAGAACTCTATCACATCCCTAGCATGTCCAAGCAACTTGTTACAAGGACCACAAAGCAACCCGCGTACACAACGCCCACAAGAAGTCTTGCCGGGGCAGCACGCATGGTCATGATCGACAGATAGTCTCTTAGCTCTCCCCGTAGCCCGTTGGCACAGTGCGCAATGGCCTCCCTGAGCTTCATACAGCCTCCAATACTGTTCTGCGGTGAGTTTGTACGTCTTCAGGATGTACGCCTCCCACCGGGCGTCTGAGGCAATCTTACGCCTAAGCCTCTTGTGAGTGGCACACCGGGGGCCGGGCCGTGTGGCTCGACGTGTCAAGGGCAGACCTTCCTTGACACAGTCCACACACGGCCCGACCTGGCTTACAGCCATTTGTTCCGTCCTGCGTATCTGATGATGTAGCAAGTAATCAAAATGGCTGCCACCTGAGCTACGACTACGCCTATCATCGCCACGAACGTCCGGCGTAGTCCGGCTCATCGTCGTCTAGCTCGAACACTTCGACCAGATCATTCAGCGCTTCCTGGTAAACCTCTTGCTTGTCCCTGTCGGACATGTGGTCCCATTCACTGCGAGGGATACCCGTTTCGTACGTTCCATTGAAAGAGATGTTGTGACTGGAGCTATACCCCAGGCGAACTTCCTTCTCGTCGCTCATTTGCCATCCTTTCGTTTCTTCAGTTCCTTCTTCGTTAGCTTCTTTAACTTCTTGATGGTACGTTTGATCGACTTCTTATCCTTCTTGCGATCCGAATCTCCAGTCACGAACTGACCTCTCTTCTGCTGGACTAGTAACGTATCGACCTTTGTTGTCTGATGCCACCAACCAGGTCCAAAACCTACCGTCATGATCTCGACTAACAGCCCGACTGACCTGGAGAGTGATTGTCTCCATAGGCCGAAAGGGATCAGACTCGAAAGCGTCGTAGGAATAACCTTCCCAAGGTATATTCGGATCAACCATCGTGATGCTTGTAGCTCCGGTAAGCAACGAGTCCAGAATATCGTCGGCTACATCGATGTAAAACGGGTGTGCGTCATCCGGTGGAGGAGGTTCGTCAGCAAATTTCATTGAACTTCTCCTTGATTTGCTCCTCCGTCAATTCTACCGGAGGGTCAAGGATGACATCCAACATATCCTCGAGAGTTAGCGCAAGTACATCAGGCTCCCATCCTGTGTCGTGAGGAGGCAGCATACGAACGTGCATTCGATGGGTTTCGCTGTCCCAGCGACTAAAGATACTAACCCCTGACCCAATCCTTTCCTCGAAATACCTGTACCTCATCGATCCCTCCTCCGGTTGACTCGCATTGTCCCGGTCTGATCAACCAATGCTACACCCTTTTCACGCATAGTGAAAATAGGGCTGATGAAGATCTCTAGTGTTTCGTCTGCACTGGTGAAATACGCTCGAACACCATGGGCTTCGCCCGACCAGGTGTATTCTTCCGTTTCCGGATTGAATCGCACACCAGCCGAGCGAAGCCCTTCCTCTTTGGGATTCATTACCAGTTGCCACGTTTCTCAACAGGTTCGGTAAGGCGACCTCGGCAAAGCTCCGTGCTCTTGCCATCTTCGGTTGGAACCCTGTGGGAAGCGATCACAGTCTTTCCCACTGCCTTAGGAACCCACGTCCGACAAACCTTGCAACGACCTTCCTTCTTAGCCATGTTTCTCCTTACAGACTAGAACAGATTGGCAATCTCGCGAAATCGGTTGGGAGCCCTGACTGCGTGATCTCGTACCTGCAAGTATACATCCTTCAGAGACAAGGTGTCAAGTGTATTCTCGCCTGTCCCTGATCCTAGCAAAGCTGCCAGACCTTCCAACTCGTCGGCTGAAAGTTCGAGTTGATAGCGAGGCTCAGATAGTACATTGATCTTAGCCATGTCATCCTCCCGGCTGAACAAGAACATCCGAACCATACGGGACCGGAATCACCTTGATCTTGCCATCCTTGATGGCCTCGTTCAGAGCCTGCTGACGCTTATACTCGAGGTAGGCAGAGATACCACCAGGCCACGTCGAAGCGGCCTGAGCGTCGATACTAGAGGCATCTGCGACGATCTGTGCGGCCTGCTTCTCGGCAAGAGCATCAGAAATCTTGGGGTTCACACCAGGACGCTGAAGGAGAACCGTGTTGATCCGGAACACCTCGACACCACCAGTCAGCTTCTTAACAGCCTCAGTAAGGTTCTTCTGAACCGCACCCTGCCAACCAGTCTTAGCAGACTCACTTGCACGCAACTCGTCAAGCGTCAAAGTCAGAGTAGCGTTGTCCACAGTCTGATCAACCGCAAAGCCTACGTACTCACGAAGAAGCTTAGACCAACCCTCGCCGTACGCCTGACCACCGTCGTTGTTGTACGCCTGGTGCTTAGATCCGAAAATCTCGTGGAAGAACTGAGCCGTACCACCCGGCCAGATCTTACCACTCGGGTCCTTAAACTCTTCGCATGTCAAATTTAGTGTGAACTTAACCGTACCCTCGACCTTGACCTCCTGAAGATCCTTGGTGGTCGCGGTAAGAGCAGCCGAGTCAGCTCCTTTCTTCTCATCCGAAGAGAACGAAAAGTCACGCTGTCCAACCGGGTAGTAGTAATGAACATCCCCAACGTCGTTGTGCTCCTTCGTACCCCCTCCAAAGCACTCGTAATACGAGGAGGAGTCGATGGGTCCGCCCTCATACTGGAGGGCTACCTCTGACGCCGACGTGGACATGGTAGCGCAGGCTGTGAAAGTAAGTGCCATCAGCGCCGTGAGAACAGCAATTCCGAACCTCTTCACTTGATCATTCCTCTCTTAAATTCGGTAATGGACTTAGAGATCTTGTCGGCCATTGCCTGACCTACGATGTCAAGCTGACCGATGTAGGTGAAAATAACCCCGTCGATATCGAACAAAGCATTCTGAGCAGCATAAAGCTTCTTCTTAAGTGCTCGTTTTGTTCCATCGATTCGAGCGTTGATGGCCATCATTACAAGGCCGCCCGCAACGAATGATACCACAAGTCCAACAGCAATCAACGTGCTACTCCTTTCGGGATATCATCGTTTTCGAGAAGCACCTTCAGATTGCCTCCAAGTTCTCTATGCCGAAGAATGATGCCTTCTGCCGGTTGTCCGGCAAAGCCCCACTCAGCAGCGGCGTAAGAGCCGTTCTGGCGTAGTGATCCGATGCTCATGTCTACCACTACATCCGAAAACTTGCCCTCCCAGAGAAGAGGTACAACTGACATGTTGATATCGCGGGCTCGACTGTGCCAGTCAAGACGCTCTGTGGCGATCTTACCCCACTTGTGGGTGTTGAACAGAGAGAACACCTTGCGATCCATGCCGTAGCGACGCTGGATACCCTGTCCCCACCACTCACCAAAGTGGCGACCAGGGCCGAGCAGATCCACCAACTCGTCTACGTTCTGGCTTACCCACGTAGCAAAGCCTGCGTTGTCGTCTCCGGGACGAATCAATCGCTTACGGGACTGAGCACCAACCACGTAAGTGATGTCCTTACGAACTGTATCATCCACCCAGGCAAAGCCACCGTAGTCGGTGCACAACCGACCCCATGCTTCGATCGCATTCACAGGAATGATCACTACAGCAGCGTTGGTGCCATCGATCTTCTCGGTGATCGTAGTCCCACGGTTGTTAAGCCTTGGCGTCTTAGGCCATGCCTCGAAGGTAATCACTTGACCTCCTTCAGCTTATCGCCATTCACCGCACGCAAAGCCTTTTCGGTGGTGTTGGGCGCACCAGCCACGAACAGACTCTGAGCCTCTTCGAGGTCAGAAGCGCAGTAGAACACGTCTGTCTTCACCTCAAACCACTGGTTGCCTGACGTGTCCTCGAAGACACGAAGACTTTCGTATTCCGAGAACTTGTTGGCCTGGTCTTCCATCAGCCATGCCGCCTCGAACAGCAGGGAAGAGATCTGCCGCAGCCTGTCAACTGAAGTCTCGTCGCCCGACACGTTCCCGTGATGGATCATCTCCATGAACGGAGTCTTGTCGTACGGACCACCCTTGAGAGTCAGGATGATGTCAGCGTGCACCGTCTTGTTATCGTCGCTCATTTCTTCCCCTTTCGAAGGATGACGTACTTTTCTTGCATTTCCTTTTCAGTCTGAACCTTATCTTCAGTCACGACTCACAAACACCGTCACAATAGCCAGGAACAGAAGCGAGATTCCACCGGCAATCCACAGGGGTGAAGTAACCCACCACCAGGACCAGTCGATAACCTCCGTTAGCTTCAGAACAAGGAAGACAAGAAACAAAGCTCCAGGCAGTCCGATTTGCATTATTATCCCTCTCTGTATTGGCAAGCCGACGAGACAGAACAGAATCTGCACTTCTCGGGACTTGGGTCGGGTTCAAAACTTTCTTGTTTCACACCATAGTCCATCTTGCCGAACAAGTCAACTACCTGTTCTCGGCTCATGGGTGAAAGGTCATACACCTTAGTAGGCTTGCCCTTCTTACCCATCCAATAATCACCTTCACCAATCGCAATGCCGAATGTCTCGAGCACAGCGATGTCATACACCTTAAGCTGGAACGTATCGCCCGGGTTGTTGCCAGACTTGATGTCCCTAAGCCTTAGCCGACCATCCATAATCATAGAGATGATCTGGTCGATGAAGCCTGTGATTTTAATACCGTCAAGCTCGATGTCGAATTTAAGCTCAATGGCAGGCTCACCATCAGGCGTAATCCAGATGACTTCGTTAGGCGCAGTATTCTGGTAATACTCGAGGTATCTATCGATCATGTCGAGTCCGAGATACGCACGCCTGGTGATGTCATCCCAGCCCTTGTAAGGGCCTGAGGCGAACCAGAAGTTCAAGTTAGGCGTACCCTGCTCGAGACGGGTTGTGTGCTTCCTGTAGGACTCCTGATAGGCCGCAACGACCTGCTCACGCGTAGCCGCACGTCCTGACTTCTCCCAGAACTCTGCTGCCTCATGGACTGCCAAGCCTTGGGGAAACCAGGCTGCTGGCTTGTTCCAAGTCTGTGCAATTCGATTCAGAAAGTAGGCGTAACCACACCCTCCTAGTTCAGGGAGGTACGACTTGACTTGAGAGACGGAACGGGGATGACCCTTGACGTCTTGCATACGCTGCCAGGAATACTCAGGGTCAGAGATTGTCATAAATCTTCCTTAGCTCGCCCTTCAAATGTTCACGAGCATCTGCGAGAGCTTTCCGATATCCAGCTTCCCAGACTGCAATCAAATCGCCAGGGCCGTAATCATAATACTGCCATAGCTTTTCATAGCCATTGGACTGCAATTCCTGAGCGATGGCCGCACGATTATAAGACTTCATGTCTTGCCCTTTCCTCCACAGTCTTTAACATGATCCAAGACTTTCTTAATAGCTTTCTCCTTAACGTCAGACCTGAAAGGCTTCCCGCATTTATTGCAGGAAGCCTCCCAGGTCTCGGACGTGATTGGAGCTAAGCTGTATAACCTTTCAGGCATTACCAGCCCTTAGAATACTTCCTGATGGTCTCAGGCGGCACACGGTGTCCGTCCCTGTCGTACACGATGCCGTTGATGTTCTGCCCATCTTTTACGTTCGGGATGCCTTTGGTGTGCAACCCAGAGAACTTCTTGACCGGTGTACTCTCTTCGTTCTTCTTGTCAGCCGCAGCTCGACGTTTCTGGAAAGCCTCCTTCTTGGCATCGTCTTTGCGCTGCTTGTGTGCCTTCTTTTCCTGCTTGGCTTGCTTCTTCTGAGCTGCGGCATCCTTCTTAGCCTGCCGGGCATCACGCTTAGCGTCCTTAAGCTTCTGAGCCTCCGCACGACGTGCACTAGCGTGAGACCTATCGTGATCGCGCCAAGCCTTTGATGCGTCCTTCCTTTCGACAGCCCAGAACTTCTGACTGCACTTATCGAAGTTGCAAGCAACCTCCCAACCCACCTTACCAAGCTTGTTCATTCGCCTAGGTGAAGGGGCACCCATGTAAATCTCTCCTCACGTTGATTGAAGTTGGAAGTCTATCGTATCAGCTTGAATCATTCGACGCAAGCCTTTCTACAGACTATCCGCCATATTCGTAGTTACCGTCTCCCCAGTGGGTGAACTTACCACCGTGCTGGTATTCGTACACACCAACCAACTCGGTGTGATCTCCCAACGTAAGCATCGTACCGTCCCAGGGCTGGTCCATAGGTGGTATGTATTTGTGATCCTGAACAGCGTTGCGAACACGCTGGTAGGTTGCTCCAGACGATACGAAGTCGTCTACGAACACCCAACGCTTACCTACGCGTCCCTCAACCCTTTTGCTCGAGTGGGAGTCAACGTTAGGTTTGCGGATTACCGCCCAATACACATCCAGATCAGCAGCGAGTCGAGGTACTACAAGCGTGCCTGACATGCCGGTACCTATGATGGTATCAAAGTTCAGATCAACGAGATGCTTCAAAGCGTTATCAAGCAGAATGTGCCATTCACCAAACGCGTCGCTAAAGTAACCCGAATTACTGTTGTATACCGGCTCATCCATGTCTTTCTTACTCCTCTCAAGACTTTCTTTATACCTAGTACTTAGCAAGACACCCGAACGTTCTGCACACTCGGGTGCCAAGCTAAGCGACTAGCTACTCTTCCCACTTCCACTTCTGAACGAGTCTCAAAGCGGCCTTGTTACCTTCGTTAGCGTCCTTTTTGAGCTGATCGTACAGACGTTGCTGCTTGGCACGACGTTCCGCATGATACGATTCACATCGTGAACTGTACATCTCGGCACGGTACAAGGTTTTGCATCGAGAACATGCACATTGCGTCTTAGCAGACGCTGACATGTTCTTTTTGTCTTTTCGAGTAGCCCGATACTGGGCTAGGTGTGCTGGTGGAATAGCCTTGATACTAGGCACTTACTTGCGCCCTTTCTCGATGAGGTCAATTCGGACATGCGCCGCGATGCCGATAGACACCGCTGTTAAGGCTGTTGCGCTGGTGAAATCACCAAACGCAGCCTCAAGGATGCTTAGCAGAATTAAGAAGATCACCAAGCCTGTAGTTATGTAATATTCCAACTTAGACATCCGAAGCCTTTCTTAAAGGGGAACGTTAGTCCACTCGATTCGGCCCATCTGAAGTGTACCGCCTTGGTAGTACACCTTCTTAGAAGCAGCCTCGAGTGATTTGTACAGCTTCTCTCGTCCATCCTCCCAGACTACACGGTAGCGGTACTCGACCTCAATGGGGTTGTCCAAACCTTTACTGTCGTTCACACGTCCTCCCACTCTACTCGTGATCGCTGCACCTTACAACCCTTGGCCTTAGCCACGATTTCCGCTGTGTGCTGTTTTGGGTAGGTGTGTTGTCGACCTCCTGCTGACGCGTATGTACCCGTACGAATCGGGGTGCCGTCATCCTGCACCACGCGGTAGACGTACTCAGGTTCACTCATCCGTGTCATCCTCCCACTCGACTACCGCACGCTGAACCTTGTAGGCGGGATGGTCTTCACCCCAACGAATTCGTTCATTGTTGAGCTTGGTTGCCCTAGCTCGAGCGGACGCACGTCGGGTGAACGGGTCTGAGCCCCTTCCCTCCCAGATGGTACGACCATCGTTTCGAATAACACGATAGACATGCTCGGCTTCACTCATGCTTTCCTGCCTCTCATTTCGTTTCTAAGCGTCTTAAGCACGTTGCCGGGTAGACTCTACCGGAGAGGGTGTTTCAACCGCTCTCCGACAGACTCAGCCCGGTTACTTGCCTTTCTTCTCTCGCTTGATGCGTTCCCATTCACTATTCATGTCATCGGCTTGCTTCTGTAGCCTCTTCTTATGCTTGGGACCGTCCGTCAGTTGCTCGGTTCCGAATGCGTAAGCCCCCTTATTCTTGTCCCAAACTCCCCACTTTTTGGTCGAGCCATTCCACACCACTTTGAATCGGTCTGCCATATCAACCCCTTCTATTTATTCCAAATCTGTAGTTTGACGGACAGCCCTTTCACACGCGCCAGCGGCGACCATGGTTACTCAGGAACCAATAGGTTGCGAGTCTATTAGTCAAGGTTGCACCTTGCTGTCCTGGTGGATGTGGAGGGACTCGAACCCTCGACCCGCGCCCTAACCGGCGCACTCTGCCGCTGAGCTACACACCCGATCTTACATAATGCACAGATTCCGTGGTGACTCCTACCGCTAGGGCTTCACTGAACCTAAGGTAGCGACACGCATCCCCTAAGCTCTCCACAACCACCATACCCGTGTCTCACATTCAATCCGCCTAAACCCTCACCTGCGGCACGGTGCGCTCCCTATCCGTTTACGCACTAGGTTCCCATTCAGTATTAGGTATTCAACTCTTCTAACAGCCATTCAATTGCTTCGTAATGATCGATTCCGGGTACGCAGACAACTTCGCCCCAATCGTCGATACAACCGTCGGGGTCGGATCTGTATACGCACGTTTCGTAACAATTTCCGAATCGGTGTGCGACTGATACAACAAAGAATCGCTCACGAATCTCGATGAGAAGAGCACTTTCATGATCTTCTACTGTTGTATCTAGAACAACTACATCATCGCATGTGTATTTCATTTCAGATGATCCCCAAGCCTGTAAGATGCTCAACCACGAATCCACGCGGGTTGTCGATGTCCAGTGACGACGGGATGTGAATCGTCCCTTCCGGGTAGGCATCTTCGTAACCCAGGTCGTTCGTGGCGTGGCCGTGCCCATAGCCAACCCCAAAGTCATCGTGCAACTCCTTGGGAAGCGCCCACATGGCTCCCAGAGACAACGAACGGAAGAACCCGGGATGAGCAAACCCGAAGAGCATCAGCGATGCGTCTAGCGTGTCTTCAGGACTCTTGACCTTGGTCACCTGACGCAAGGTGTAACTGCCTTTCTTGAATCCGTAGCCGCAGTCATTCTGCATTTCGACGAACAGCTCAGTCCGGAGACCAAGACTTTCGATGGCCATCACCAAAGCGGCTACAGCCTTACCCCGGGCGATCATCTTCTTGGTACTCGTCATCGCATTCACAGCGATGTTAGACACGATCGTGATCACTCGTCCAGCCTTAGGAGTGGACACCATGTGGTAAGCGATCATGTTCTCAGGCTCACCAGACAGGAACCGGTCAACGTCAACGTCTGACCCGGTCACGTCGTAATAGCTCTGGAATGACGGCATGTCGTACTCACGAGCAACCGACTTCAGAGTCTCTTCTGCGACCTGGTATGTGCTGTCGGCGTGCTCTTCCCATCCGTTCTGGACAAGGTTGTTCAGTTCCTTGTGGTTGCGAACGTGAAAGAATTCGTAACCGCCGAACCCGTCCAGATCGTGATAGCAACTCTTCTTACCGTCGTAACCCCGGCCACGACTACGACCGGGCTCACTCGAGTCACGCGCAACCTGCGCTATCTCAGCGATGGAATCGAAGTCGTGACGAATGTGGTTGCCCTCTTGTGTGATCCGCATATCCAAGCCTCTCTCATTATTGATTTTAACTTGTGGGCGACCCGGATTCGAACCGGGGTCTGTCAGTGCACCCTAAGGCCACCAACCGGCATAGCCGCTAGCCTATCGCCCTATCCAAAGCTTTCTAGCCGTTGAGCTTTTTCCAGTCAGCGTCACTCAGACCGCGACGGACACGAGCCTCAACCGCAGACTCCCAGGACCGACCAGCGGCCAGGAGACGGCACATGCCTACCGACGCACGCGGGGAGACAACCACGGTCATACCGTGCGTCTCAGCGTTCTTACGGAGCTTGCGCACGAACTTCAGGACCCGGTCGACCTGAGCCTTTTCGAGGTCGATTGAGTGGCACAGCTCGTTCTCAAGCGACTCGTCAACCTCAATGGTCTCGATGGAGAACCGGTCGAGCGTCGCAGCGTCGATAGCCTGTCGACCGACGTAGGCGCGAGTAGCACCACGGCCGTAGGTGTTGGCGCTGGCAACCGCCCGGAAGTTCTCGTGGCGCTTCACCATCTGATCGGGGAACGCCATGTGCCCGTTCGCCAAGGCCGCGTTGATCGTGGCCAGGACCGACGGGTGAGCGTTGTCCATCTCATCGAAGTGGAACACACCACCGTTCTCGTAAGCCTTGCGGAACAAGCTCGGCACGTACTCGCCTTGCGCCTGCATGTACCCCAGAAGCTGCGATGCGGGCGTCTGGGGGCTAAGCGAAATGGAGTAGGACGGCAGGCTAAGCGCGTCTGCGGCCTGCTCTGCGATGGTGGACTTACCGGTTCCGGCCGGTCCAACCATCATCACGTGTTCACCCGCCATGAGAGCCGTGGTCACGTCTGCGAGCTTGTGGTGAGTCGAACCCTCGAGTTCCTTACGCTCCCCGTTGAGCTTCTCAACCACGGTGCGAGTCGGGAAGACAACGTTCGAGATCTGGTCTCGAATCATCTGTTCGATCTTGCTCTCATCGAGCTTGGGGCCCCCAAGAGCCTCTGCAAGCAAGCCGAGTGCGGCCTGAACATCAGGGTTGCTGTCCGTCTTCACCTTTACATCATCCTTCTTGACTCGGGGGCCGGGCTTGGGGATCTCGATACCATCCTGCATGGTGTGGATCTTGTAGGGCTGTTCGGTCTTGCTGCCCTCAATCTGAAGTTTGTCGTCGGGCCGGTCGTTAACCTCGTCGTACAAACCGTTCTTGTTCCGGTCGAAACCGAACGGGTCGAGCTTGGCACCGTGTTTGTTCTGGCAGTCGTGACGTGTGCCGTCCGGGTTAATGAACGTGAACTTGCCGTTCGAGTCGCATCGAGCGCACCACTCGCCGGTTTCGCGGTCGGTGTCGTGAGCCCAGTACAGATTACGGCTACCGCACTTCTGGCAAGGCTTCCTGACCGTGCGTTCGGAGTGCTTCTTAAGCATGTGTCTAGCCTCTCTCAGTAGGTGTTCAAGATGTGCTTAACCATCACGTTGATATTGTCCGTGCATCCACCCGCACGGTTTGCGTAGTTGGTGTAGGTCTGGTAGCCAAACCTGTTACCAAGCGTCTCAGAGCCACAGTCTGCTATCAACTCGGAGATAAGCTCTCCGCCTTGCTTGCCTGCCGGGTACTCACCGTACGTGCCGTACGTAGCGATGTGCATCCACTCGTGCATGACGACGCTAGGCACCCAACCACATTCCAGGTCAACGTCAAGCGCGATCGTGTTGGAACCTGCGTAGGCGTAGCCTGCCACCTTGCTCGGCAGATCTGCCCAGATCCATGTGATGGTGTCGACATGGCCTAGGTAGCTCTGAACGTCTGCAAGAGCCTTAGCGTTGCACTCAGACGGCATTACCGGGATGAGCTGTTCGGCTGTAGGCGCCGCATCGTGCTTGTGTTCATGCTTGACCACTTCCTGCACAACCGGAGCAGGCTTAGCGTCGCTGGTCAGGTAGTCCGCAATCGAACCTGCGGACCAACCCAAGATGCCAAGAGCAACGACTACCGCAAGCATGTGTGCCCTCATGATCAAGCCTCTCTAAGTTTAGGTAGCGGGTTAGCAGCCCGTAGACACCCTAGAGTGTATGACCCTAGGCGGTACCGCTTTACGTCCTCTGCGTGAGTGCGTGCCGATTGAACGGCTACGGCTGAACCGCGCACCCATCCTAGCTAGTCGATTCTGGGTAGATCGACCGTCACCGTGTAGAGCACGGCACCATCATCGTATGTGGTGATGTACTGTACTCGAGTGACGATGTGGCGCCACGCTTGGTTGACGGCAAAGCCAAAGTGCATCCCGTCTTCCCGAGTGGGGAACTCGAGATCGAAGATCACGTAGCCCGCGCCCTGGAACGCCTGGATGTTCTTGCCGTTGTGGTGCTTTACGACCTTGTCAAAGGCCATGAGGTTTTCGGTAAACATGATCAAACCTTTCAGCGGGTGGACTTCGAACGGAGGATGTTGTTGTGCTTGTCCAGCGTTACGATGCCACCACGGACCCGAATGGTACGAATCTGGCCGTACCGTGTGCGGTGTGTCTTACCCCTACTCATGCGTTTCTCCTTCGTTGAGATTCCAGGATGGGAGGCAGGCCGTAGCCTGCCTCTGCTCCAAGCCTCTCAATTACATGAGACCGCGTGCCTTCAACTCTGCCTCAAGGTCTGCAAGCGAGACACCCTGCTCTGTCTTGACCTCCTGAGCAGCCGTAAGCTTGCCCTTACCGCTCTTGACCTTCGACTTCCACGCCTTGACTGCCTTGTCCAGCTTAGCCATGATCGAACCTTTCGTTGACGTTATTGCGTGGTCCCGAACGGAGTCGAACCGCTCTGATCACTGCCTTTTACATCGGCCTTACATGATCAGCCCCGGGCAGGGACCTTGTTTGAGGAACAGATTCTCCTCGTTCGGTAGCTTTGGTTCGTCCAACCTTAGCTTCCACTACCGAACACCTGTTGTCGTAGAACAGGCACCTTAGATTGAGTTGACTGGTGAAGCTGCGAGAGGGTGCAAGTTCCTGAATCCCAGTGGATCCGGTGTTCCTGACCTCGTGTTGCTGGTGTAACCGTATCAAACTCCGGCGCGACGAGTCAACCCCGGTTTCAAGATTTTCTGTGCTCCCAGTGCCTTTGCCGGTCTTACCTGGTGTCCCCGAGCCTTTGAACGGCCTTACCGGGTCCGTGAGCGATGTAGTTGTGTCGTACTGGGCAGGGCTTCTGATCCGCCTCTCTGGGAGGCTCAGACCTTCTAGCCCTTCCGAGGTCTGCTCCGCTGGCAGGTAGGTCCTCGGTGCCTGGCCTCTGCGGTTCCCCGCTTGGCCTGACACCAAAAAGGTAGCAAGCGTCAATGCCTGGGGCTTAGCTAGCTGACCTGCACAGATGCCTAACAGCAAGCTTTCTACCTGCGCAGATCCAGACCCTTGAAGTTTCCCAAATGCCGTCGCATGTGCAAACGCTAGGTGCAAACACGCAGGTCAGGCGTATATAGCTCATGAGTTAAATAAGGGGGGCCTTGCTATGCCCTGATTTGACCTCGGGAGGGTGAAGCTCTGAGAGGGGCTGTAACTAGATCAACAGGGCTTCCCGGTGTCAGCACCCCAAGTACCCATGTTCATGCGCATACAGGGCCACACAGGGGGCCATACGTACCCATGTGGGTGTGCATGTCCCTGTAGGTAGGGCAGTGGTGTGTGCGTACCCCATGGTCATGCTGTGCCCTGGGAGTAGGGGTAGGCGTGGGGGTATAGAGGGGGTAGGTGTGGTGTGCATACCCCTGCTAGGTATGGGTGTGTGCTGTACCGGGTATGGGTAGGGCTTACGCAGCTCTGACCTGCATAGTTGCATCGTGCTATCTCCTTCTGACTTGACAGGAAAGATGGTTTGACCTGCGAGTTTAGACCTCCTAGGACCCCCAGGGGGTATACCCCTCCCCCACCGGTCTCGGGAT